TAGGAGCAAACCTTGGGTTGCATCTAATTATCTTCGTGACGAATCCCGAAAACCAAATTGGGTCTAATTGATTATGAATAATGAATTTCTTTGGGTAGAAAAATATCGCCCTAAGACTATTGAAGAATGTATCCTTCCATCGGATACTAAAAAAACATTCGCTGAGTTTGTTAGTAAGGGTGAGATTCCCAATCTATTGTTGTCAGGTCCTCCTGGCATTGGTAAGACTACAGTTGCAAAAGCACTATGTAACGAATTAGGAGTTGACTATTATGTCATCAACGGATCCGATGAAGGACGTTTTCTCGATACGGTCAGAAACAATGCGAAGAACTTCGCTTCGACCGTCTCGCTTACATCAGATACTAAACACAAAGTCATCATCATTGATGAGGCTGACAACACAACCAACGATGTACAACTCCTCCTTAGGGCGTCTATTGAGGAGTTTAGTCGCAACTGTCGATTCATCTTCACCTGTAACTACAAAAACCGAATCATCGAACCGTTACACAGTAGATGTGCCGTCGTTGATTTCGCAATCACCAAAAAGAACAAACCTGCAATCGCAGCACAGTTCTTTAAACGTCTCCAAGAAATCTTGGTTACAGAGGGTATTGAATCTGATAACAAGGTCTTGGTAGAACTTGTTAATAAACACTTCCCAGATTGGCGCCGAGTTCTAAACGAGTGTCAGAGATATTCTGTTGGTGGTGTAATTGACACTGGAATCCTTGCAAGTTTTTCTGAGGTAAATATACAAGATGTCATCAAGAACATCAAAGAAAAGAAGTTCCCTGAAGTTCGTAAGTGGGTCGTTAATAATCTGGACAACGATTCTACTGTACTTCTGCGTCGTATTTACGATGCTCTTGTTCCATCCTTGGAAGGTCCTAGCGTTGCTGCTGCTGTGCTCGTTGTTGCTAAGTATCAGTATCAGGCCGCATTTGTTGCCGATCAGGAAATCAACCTCCTCGCGGCGTTAACTGAATTAATGGTGGAGTGTGAGTACAAATGATTAGTGAATCGGAACTGAAACATCTACGTCTCCAAGCGTGGTTGCGAGAAAACAAGTGTGACGACTTGGAATATCTTGGAGAGAAAGAGGGACAACATTGGTATCGAGTAGGTCCCCATGAAATTACATCAGACCAGTTTGAAGACATTGAATTAGTAGGAGAGGTTGAAATCAATGAATGTTAGATTGCTAAGAATTACTACGGGTGAAGAAGTCGTAGCAGAAGTTGTTTCTGAAGATGATAAAACAATCACCGTTAAGAACGGTTTGGTTGTGATTCCTAATCAGGGAAGTTATGGATTTGCCCAATGGGCAACAGTAATTGACCCAGAGAATCCAGAGATCGTCGTGGGTAAAGAGTTTATCATCTACAACGTAGATGTTGCTGAACCAGTAGTTCAACAATATAATCAAATTTACGGTAGTAAGTTGCAGACTCCACCTAAGAAAAAGATTATTGTATGATGAATGAATACACTCTAGTTAATTGGGATTATGTTGAACAACACCAGAGTGAGTTCATAAGTGATTTGACGCATTCTCAGGAGGCGTTGACCAAGTTTGGTATAATTAATACTACTGGAAACTATCACGAATATAATATCTTTGGTGCCAGTTCTCCATCCGTACATATGTACAAGTTGTTCTCTGCCTTAAGGGCAATCATTAGAGACAAACTTGGATATGATGATAGGTTGTGGATTCAATCTTGGGTAAATTTTCATACTCGGGATCAAGTCCTAGATTGGCATAATCATGATGCCAAATGGCATGGTTATGTAAGTATCGATCCTAAAGATACTACAACTGAATTCGAACGTGGATTCAAAATTGAAAATAAAGTAGGAAACATATATTTGGGCCCTGGTTACAATCGTCATAGAGTGGTAAATAACTCTGAGTATGATGGTGTAAGAATTACCATTGGATTTGATGTTCTAACCGACGAGAATTCTAGTCCAGATCCTACTCACAACTTTGGTTGTATTCCCCTTTTATAATTATGCAGTTATGTGAAACCGATGCAGAATATGCAGCAGGTAAGTTCATTGATTACTTCTCTAACAAGGGAAGGATTGATGAATATCTTCGTAATGTCAAGTTAGATAGAATCTCCCAACAGACTCCTAGTCTGCCTGGGTTTGGTCCAGAGGATGATATGTTCTCTGACTTTGATATGCATCCGCAAGACATGAACTTTAAAGTTTATGCAGCAGGAGAGAAGGATAGTTTCAGTAACGAGTTCTTTAATGAACGACTTCAGATTACTACATCTCATGCGATTGAATCTTCTGTGCCTGGTAAGTCCCTGAAGTGGATTGTACAGGAGACCAATTCAAAAAAGATTGTTGGATTCTGTAGATTTGGATCTCCTACAATCAATTCTAAACCTCGTAATGAGTGGTTGGGACATGTCCCCGAACTCACTAGGTTTAATCGCCATGCGATTATGGGATTCATTATTGTTCCCACTCAACCTTTTGGTTTCAATTACCTTGGAGGTAAGTTACTTGCCTTAATGTGTTGTTCCCATGCAGCACGAGAGAAGTTAAATAGTAAATATGATGCAGACATCTGCCTCTTTGAGACTACCTCTCTGTACGGGTCTACAAAGTCCTCCTCTCAGTATGATGGACTCAAACCCTACATGAGGTACAAAGGACTCACTGAGAGTGATTTTACACCCCTTCTGCATGATGATATATTCAAGGATCTGAACCGATGGTTTATAGCAAGGAACAACGACAAACTCCTAGTGAAGGAGGACGCATCGAGTCGCAAGTTGAAGACTCAACAAAAGATGATCGCAATCATCAAGAAAAGCTTACCTTCTCAAAAGGTTGCGGAGTTCCAAACTGCGATTGTAAGTGCAAAAAATCTGACTGAGAAGAAAAGATTCTATATGTCTGATTATGGATTCAGCAATGCTCGTGAAGTTATTCTTGGTGAACAAGAAACTCTCTGTCCTGGGCAGAATTATGACAAGTTCCACATGGAAAACATAATTGAGTGGTGGAGAAAGAAAGCCACAAACAGATACGAGAATCTGAAATCTGATGGTCGTCTACGCACCGAGTTGGAGACGTGGAATAGAAACCCTGAATCTATTGATATTATACGATGAGCTACGAACTGAAAGATTATTTAAATTCCATCAACTTCAACAAGAACAATTTGATGGATGATGAAGATCCCATGTGGGAGAAGAAATACCCAGCGTTTATTGTCAACAAATGTCTTTCTGGATTTGTTGATACTATTATGTTCTCCAACGAGATCAACCAGTATCCAGGCCTCGACAACAAGTTACAATATGATTTTTATCTAAATAGTATCAGGAAGAAGAAGAGATTCTCTCCTTGGCTAAGAAAGGATAAAGTTCAAGACCTTGATGCTGTCAAACAATACTATGGCTATAGTAATGAAAAAGCAATGCAGGCTTTGAAAATTTTAAATAAAGATCAACTCAAATTTATTAGAGACAGACTGAACGTTGGAGGTGTGAAATGACTGCATTTGCAGAACCTGAAGTTACATGGTCGCCAGACCAAATGGTAGAAGTTACTCTGAATGAACCAGATGACTTTTTGAAAGTACGAGAAACACTCACTCGTATTGGGGTAGCCTCCCGTAAAGAGAAAAAGATTTATCAGTCGTGCCACATTCTACATAAGCAAGGCCGATATTACATTGTACACTTCAAAGAGTTATTCGCGTTAGATGGGAAGCACGCTAATTTGACTCTCAATGATGTACAACGTAGAAATAGAATTATCAATTTACTATCAGATTGGGGACTGATCAGTATTGTGTCTCCCGAGAGAACTTCTGACGTAGCACCTTTAAATCAAATTAAGGTTCTATCTTATAAAGACAAGGGTGATTGGACTCTCGAAACCAAGTATAATATCGGCAAGAAAAAGAAAGCAGAAGTCTAATGTATTTGATGCCTCCTTGCTCACCACCGCAGGGATCTTCGTCACCTTTTGTTTTTGCAGATAGTGTTTTCAATAATGAACAGTTAGATTGGATTACCAACTACTGTCATAATATGGATCTTCAACCTGGAGCAACGTTGGAGTATTATGAAAATTATAGAAAGTCTTCTGTATCAACTATAGAAAACGGACCAGATGTTGCATGGTTATTTCATGCGGTTGGTGATATTGCTCATAAACTGAATTCAAAATATTATAGATTTAATCTTTCTGTCCTTGACACCATTGAATATGTTGTCTATAAAGGAGAAGAAGATGGGAGATACGATTGGCACCATGATTATAATGAAGGTCTATCGCCTTCCCGTAAGTTGACCATGGTTATTCAACTTAGTGATCCTTCAGAATATGAAGGAGGTCAACTAGAACTTTTCGAGAATATCCAAATACCAAAACAGAAAGGACTGGTAGCAATGTTCCCTTCATTTGCTTACCATAGGGTAACACCCGTACTTTCTGGGACCAGAAAAGTCTTGGTTGCATGGATTTGGGGTCCGCCATTCAGTTAACCGAACATAATAAGAGGGTTTGCAACACCTCGTTTTAGAGCGAAAGTATTATAATTAGTAGTGGATGCCTTCGGGGTCCACACAATCTAATCTCGCTTTAAAAGGAGAAGTACAATGGGAAACCTAACACGATATACTACGGCCGACTTACCAACACTGTTTGATAAGATTACCCGTAATGCAATTGGTATGGACGATTATTTCGACCGTATCTTTGCTCTAAATGAAACGACAAATTACCCTCCCTACAACCTAGTTCAGGTTAACAACGTAGAATCTCGCTTAGAAATTGCTCTTGCAGGTTTTAAAAAGGAGGAAGTAAATGTCTACACAGAATTCGGAAAACTATTCGTCAGTGGAAATAAAGAATCCGACGAATCCGAAACTAGATATGCCCATCGAGGCATTGCTCAAAGAACTTTCACTCGCAGTTGGACGCTCAGCGACGACACGGAGGTTGGATCAGTTACTTTTGAGGATGGGCTATTGACGATTGAATTGGGTAAAGTAGTGCCTGACCATCACCACCGAAAGGATTACTTATAAATACTTAAGAATATCGTCGCCGCGGGGGTAACTGGCACAATCCAGTTGACACCCCCCTTTTTTTATGTCATAATATATCTGTTGAGTTGATCACTCAACGGGGAGTGACTGAATAACCCTGTTGGAATTTGGCGGGGTAATGTAAATGGCTAGAGGTGGTGCTCGCTGCCAGGTCCGTCCTGGAGAACCCCGACCAAGGGAGTCATTGTTGTTATGACCAAAATTCGCTTTAGCGATTCCCATAACATGAGGGTATGAAGTATTCCCTCCTCCCACCCTACTTAACTATCAAAGGATGAAATGGCTATCAAACTTTTGCTCTTGAAATCAAATGAAGAAGTTATTGCAGATGTACAAGAGTTGGTAGATGAGAATGAGAAGCCAATCTTTATGGTATTGACCAATCCTTTCATCGTTAAGTTGGTTGAAGATCCAGAATTATTGACTGAAGGAAAGGAATCTGGCCCACCTAGATATAGTTGCAGGTTCTATCAATGGATGCCGATGTCTGCTGAAAATCGTATCCCTGTTGATCCAGATTGGATTGTTACTGCTGTAGAACCACTTGAAGCTGTGAAAGAATCCTACACGGAGAAAATGGATGGACTCGGAAATTAATGTACAAATCCTTATCTTAAAAAATGATGAGGTATTAATTACTCAGATTGAAGAAGTTCTTGCTGATATCGGTAACCCGAATTGCAAACTTACTTCCCCATATAAAATTTTGGGTAAACACGAAACAGATCTGCCACCACAAGAAAGATTGGTTCCTTGGCTGGTAGACTATACGGACGATAATGTTATAATGATGTCGTCCGAGAGTATTCTAACACTCGTCGAACCACACAAAGCACTTATTGACGCCTACCTGAAACTAGCAACGACATGAGGTTCTACACTAACGTTTTCCTAATTGGTAATGACATTTTAGTACGAGGATATGAGAACGGAAAACACTTTAGTGATAGACAAAAGTATCAACCAACTCTCTTTGTGCCAACAAAGAAAAGGTCGAAGTATAAGACTCTAGAGGGTGAACCTGTAGAACCCGTCAAACCAGGCAGTATTCGTGACTGTCGTGAGTTTATCGACAAGTATAGTTCTGTTCAGGGATTTCGTATCTACGGCAACGAAAGGTATGCACACCAATTCATCTCAGATAATTATCCTGAGGATGAAATTAAGTTTGACATCAGTAAAATTAAATTAATCACGATTGACATCGAGGTTTCTGCGGAAAGTGGCTTCCCCGATGTTTTTAATTGTGCGGAAGAATTACTTCTAATCACAGTTCAGGACTATACCACCAAAGAAATTATTACTTGGGGAACCCGTCCTTACGAAAGTGATCGAGAAAATTATCGATACATTCACTGCCATACTGAGATTGAACTGATCGAGAAGTTTGTTCAATGGTGGGAGAACTATTCTCCTGAGGTTGTTACTGGATGGAACTGCGAGTTGTACGACATCCCGTACCTCATGGGCCGTATGGAACGTATCATGGGTGAGAAGTTTGCCAAGAGAATGTCTCCTTGGAATATCACTCGGAGAAATGAGTTTACGATCATGGGACGTAAGCAGATTGCATATGATCTTGCTGGGATTTCTGTGATTGATTATCTCGATCTTTATAAGAAGTCACCCGCAACTCCAAACCAAGAGAGTTATCGATTGGATCATATTGCCTTTATGGAGTTGGGTCAAAATAAACTCGACCACTCAGAGTTTGATACCTTCCGTGAGTTTTACACAGGCAACTGGAAGAAGTTTGTAGACTATAACATCGTTGACGTAGAACTGGTTGACCGTCTTGAGGATAAACTGCGTCTCATTGATCTATGTTTCACTCGTGCCTATGACGCAAAGGTGAACTTTAGTGATATTGCCTATCAGGTTAGAACCTGGGATGCAATCATTTATAATTACTTGAAGAAAAAGAACATTGTTATTCCACAAAAGGAACGCAATCAGAAGGATGAGAAGTATGCTGGTGCATATGTCAAGGAACCTAAGCCTGGTAAGTATGACTGGGTGGTTTCGTTTGACTTGAATTCTCTGTATCCTCACCTTATTATGCAGTACAATATCTCACCAGAGACTCTGGTTGAGACTCGTCATCCTTCTGCTACTGTAGATAAACTCCTTAATCAGGATCTTACCTTTGAGATGTATTCTGATTATGCGGTGTGTGCCAATGGTGCAATGTTCCGCAAGGACGTGAAAGGTTTCTTGCCTGAGCTGATGGAGAAGATGTACAAAGAACGTGTTGTCTTCAAGAAGAGGATGCTTAAGGCAAAACAAGAGAACGAAAAGAACCCAAGTGTTGCACTGGAGAAAGAAATTGCAAGATGTAATAATGTCCAAATGGCTAAGAAGATTGCTCTTAACTCTGCTTATGGTGCCATTGGTAATCAGTATTTTCGTTACTATAAACTCGCCAATGCAGAGGCAATTACTCTTTCAGGGCAAGTATCTATCCGATGGATTGAAAATAAAATGAACCAGTACCTTAACAAGGTGCTGAAAACTGAGGAGATTGATTATGTTATTGCTTCTGATACTGATAGTATCTATCTTAATATGGGTCCTTTTGTTGACACTGTATACAAAGGGAGAGAGAAAACTACTGAGGGCGTTGTTAACTTCCTTAATAAGGTCTGTGAGTTGGAACTTGAGAAGTATATTGAAAGTTCTTACCAAGAATTGGCCGACTACGTTAACGCCTACGACCAAAAAATGCAAATGAAACGTGAGAATATCGCGGAACGTGGTATCTGGACTGCGAAGAAACGATATATTCTCAACGTGTGGGACAGTGAAGGTGTTCGATATAACGAACCCAAACTAAAGATCATGGGTATTGAGGCAATCAAAACCTCTACACCTGCTCCCGTAAGAAAAATGATTAAGGACGGACTCAAATTAATGATGAGTTCTACTGAGGAAGAGATGCAGTCTTTCATTGAAAAGTGTAGGACTGATTTTAAGAATCTTCCTCCCGAAGAGATTGCTTTTCCCAGAAGTGTTTCTGAAATTAACAAGTGGAAATCTTCATCAACAATGTATGAGAAGGGTTGCCCTATCCATGTGAGAGGGGTTATCCTGTATAATCATTGGACTAAGAAGAAAGGACTTGAACGAAAGTATCAACCCATTCAAAGTGGCGAGAAAATCAAGTTCGTTTATCTGAAGATTCCTAATCCCATCCAAGAAAATGTACTATCTTTCATTCAGGATTTCCCTCCTGAGTTGGATCTACATAAGTATGTGGATTATGAGTTGCAGTTCAATAAATCTTTCATCGAGCCAATCAAAGTTATCATGGATTGTATTGACTGGAATGTTGAACGAACAAACACTCTGGAAAGTTTCTTCTTATGAATAGTATCAATTGGATTGTTGCTTGGTCTGACGATGGTGTCGTATGGACTGAGGAAAATATGAAGGTGATGGAAAGTCAAGAAGCTGCTCTCTGGTTTGCAAAGGAACAAGAAAGTAGGTATAATTATGTTAGATCATACGAAATTAAAATTGGAACTTGATGAGTAACTTATGGATTTCTTAAAAGACATTGTAAAGGAGATTGGTGATGACTACACCCAACTCGCCTCAAATATTAACGAAAGTGAGGCATTCGTTGACACTGGTTCGTTCATCTTTAATGCTCTTTGTTCTGGGTCTCTCCATGGTGGGATTTCTGATAGACGGATCACTGCTATCGCTGGCGAATCTTCTACGGGTAAAACCTTCTTCTCTCTGTCTGTCGTCAATAATTTTCTTCAATCTAATCCAGACGGGTATGTTCTGTATTTTGATACAGAAGCCGCAATTAACCGTCAGTTATTAGAAGATAGAAACATTCCTCTTGATAGGTTTGTTGTTGTAAATGTTGTAACAGTTGAAGACTTTAGACAAAAGGCACTTAAGGCTGTTGATATATACCTTAAGAAGTCTGAGGAAGAACGCAGACCTTGTATGTTTGTGTTAGACTCCCTTGGAATGTTGTCTACAGAAAAAGAAATTACGGACGCTCTTAACGAAAAGAATGTCCGAGACATGACGAAGGCACAACTCGTTAAGGGTACTTTCAGAATGTTGACTCTGAAACTGGGGCAAGCTAAAATCCCCATGCTAGTAACTAATCACACTTACGATGTTGTCGGAGCTTATGTACCAACTAAAGAGATGGGAGGAGGTAGCGGACTCAAGTACGCAGCTTCTACAATTGTTTATCTCTCAAAGAAAAAAGAAAAGGATGGCAAGGATGTCATCGGAAATATTATCAAAGCAAAGGCTGCTAAGTCGCGTCTAACCAAGGAGAATAAAGATGTGGAAATTCGTCTTTATTACGATGAGCGTGGTCTTGATCGATATTATGGTCTTCTTGAACTCGGTGAACTGGGTGGTCTCTGGAAGAACGTTGCTGGACGCTATGAAATGAATGGGAAGAAAATCTACGCGAAACAAATCTTGGCTGAACCAGAGACTTACTTCACTGAAGAAGTTATGGCCAAACTCGACGAGATCGCAAAAGAACAGTTTACCTATGGATAAGTTCATCAAGACTTTTGAAGGAGTCTTTGATGCCGTAACCTGTCAATCTCTGATCGATATATTTGAAGATTCTGTATATCAAGAAAAGATCGAGAATGATGGGCGACCTAACTTTACTCAGGTAAATTTAAACGATCACAAAGAGTATTCTAAGTTTACTCAGTTAGTAACTTATAAAATAGTTGATCTGATGAGACTATACAAAGAAGGCCTTGAAGAGTACACCGCCTGGTGGCCTCACAAGGTTTACTTTGAACAACTTAGAATTAAGAAGTATAGACCAGACACTACCGACATGTTTGATGTTCATGTAGATGTTCAGGATCATGCTTCTTCCAAGAGATACCTTGCCTTCTTGGTATATCTAAACTCTGGATTTGATGGCGGTGAGACATGTTTCCCATGCCATGACTTGCATATTAAAGCGGAACCTGGTAAAGTCTTAGTGTTCCCGCCTACTTGGCAGTATCCACACATCGGTCTTCCTGTGACAGAGAAACCGAAATATATTATGAGCACCTACTTGCATTACAATTGATGGAGACCATTGAAAATACTATCCTGAAGAATCTTCTACTCAATGAAGATTATGCTCGTAAGGTTCTTCCTTTCGTTAAGACGGATTACTTTGATAATACTGGCGAGAAGATTATCTTCCAAGAGATTGCTAAGTTTATTACTGACTACAATAAACTTGCAACCAAAGAAGTTCTTCACATTGAATGTGAAAAAAGAAAAGATATTAATGATGACACTTACAAAGATATTTGTCATTACATCGACAAGTTCGATGACGAACAATCCAACAATGATTGGTTATTAAGACAAACAGAGAAGTGGTGCCGAGATCGTGCAATCTATTTGGCACTTGTTGAGAGTATTTCTATTGCGGATGGTAATGATGACAAGAAGAATGTAGATGCAATTCCAACTATTCTTTCAGACGCACTTGCTGTTTCTTTTGATAACCATGTTGGTCATGATTACTTAGAAGATTACAGTGAACGATTTGATTTCTACCACCAAAAAGAAGACAAGATCCCGTTTGATCTTGAGTATTTCAACAAAATTACGAAAGGTGGTCTTCCTAACAAGACTCTTAACATCGCTCTTGCTGGGACAGGTGTTGGTAAGTCTCTTTTCATGTGTCATATGGCTAGCTCCGTTTTGCTTAACGGACGTAACGTGCTTTACATTACAATGGAGATGGCAGAGGAGAAAATTGCTGAACGTATTGATGCGAACCTTCTGAATGTAAATATCCAACAACTGACTGATTTGCCACGTCAGATGTTCGAGACAAAAGTCACTAAACTTGCTGCAAAGACTCAAGGTTCTCTTATAATTAAAGAGTATCCAACCGCCTCTGCACACAGTGGACACTTTAGGGCACTTCTTAACGAGCTTGCACTTAAGAAATCATTTAGACCTGATATTATTTTCATTGATTACCTTAATATATGTGCTTCCTCACGATATCGCGGTAATAGCAATGTCAATTCATATTCGTATATTAAGGCTATTGCAGAAGAACTTCGAGGACTGGCTTGCGAAGCAAACGTCCCTATCGTTTCTGCCACGCAGACCACTCGCTCTGGTTATAGTAACTCCGATGTTGACCTTACTGACACTTCTGAGTCCTTTGGTCTCCCTGCTACTGCTGATCTTATGTTTGCCCTTATTTCTACAGAAGAGTTGGAAGACCTAGGACAGATTATGGTGAAACAGTTGAAGAACAGATACAATGATCTCAACATGAATAAAAGATTTGTTGTAGGTATTGATCGCTCCAAGATGCGTCTCTATGATTGCGAACAATCCAAAGGTGGTGATCTCCTAGATAGTGGACAGGATGAAGAATATGATCCTGAAGAAAAGCCACAGTCTAAAAATAAGTTCTCTAAGTTAAATTTCTAATGAATAATTTTATTGAACAGTATTGGGTTGATGATAATACAATCGATTGTTTATCTGAACTTGCCAATAACTGCAACGGAGCTGGTCTTCTTCAACCAGGAAAAATTGGTGTTGATGGACAAGTTGATACAACTCTGAAGAACTGTTATGAGGTTAATATCTCTCAGGTTCCTCCTCAGGTTTGTGGGGATCAGTTTATTAGCTATGGATTGGATGACTATAAGGGTCATCTAATGGATGCCATTCAAAAGTATTCTCATAAGTATATGAGTGATTTGCCCATGTGTCCTACAGGAGCTCCTAAGATTCAGTGGTATCCTCCTGGTGGAGCATACTTTGCGGAACACTTTGACAATGGCATGGAACATGATCATAGGCAAATTGCGTTTATTACATACCTTACTGATCATGAAGAAGGTGGAGAAACCACCTTCGTTCATCAAAACTATAAGGTAAAACCACAGAAGGGTAAGACAATTTTCTTCCCCGCAGGGTTTACTCATAAACATAAGAGTGAACCTATCGATGCCCGTAAGGGGGAACATAGAGTTATCATAACTGGATGGTTCCAATTCTTTACGGCGCTTGACGAAACACGTCCACACAGGTAAAATTACAACATAAGATATTTTTGATATGCAAATCGATTTCGAACGTTACGAAAAGTTTGTCAATGCCGTAACGTCAGATGCGTCCACTGATTTCGTTGCCCTTGCAGATCGTCTAGTTGAACTGGATGAGAAAGGTGCAAACATCGAACGTCTTCTCACTGCTGGTGTTGGTATCAATGCAGAAGGTGGTGAGTTTTTGGAGATTGTTAAGAAGATGATTTTCCAAGGCAAACCTTGGGATGCTCACAACAAAGAACACCTCATGATTGAACTTGGTGATCTGATGTGGTATGTTGCTCAAGCATGTATGGCATTGGAAGTTAAGTTTGAAGATGTGATTGCTCGCAATGTGAAAAAACTTGAGAGTCGTTACCCAGATGGTAGTTTTGATATCTACTATTCCGAAAATCGTCAGGAAGGTGATCTATGATTAAAGTCGAACTTACTGTTGAACAGGCCGCGGCAGTTATGCAACTCCTTCTTGCTGAACATAAACTCTATGGTTTTCAACATGCACCTGCTCGTATTGAACGAGTCAGAGAGGTAATTCAGATTATTGATGATGGTTTGACGGAAGAAGCTCTAGCAGACAAAGAAGATGTTATTGTACCACTCGGAGAAGTAAATGCACAGTAAACCACTAACACCAGAGGAAGTAAAAGAAGCTGCAGATAAGTTCTTCCCACTGTTTGATATTGTTCATCGCAGTATGCCAGAAAACTGCACAGTTGAAGATAGTTTGAGAGTCATGGAGTCTGTATGTACACTTGCACATAAACTCCGTGCCGAAGCCGAAGAACAGACTGCTCCCTTCGGATTCAATAAAAACAAAGACGAAGAAGAGGAAGATAAATAGCCCCCGTAAGGGGGTTTTTTTATGGCTGGTAAGTTAAATGAAGGAGATGTAATGGAAGGAATCTTTGCCATTGCCCTGGCAGAGATGTTTGCATCGCCTACCGAAACCATTAATAAAACTAACGTCAATACCCTTCGTAGGAAAGTTGATCCAGATTTATTCCACAAGGGAAGATTTAGGACAGTAGTAAAGAAATTTAAGGCGGGTAATCCAGTAGATGATATCCAAGTTGAGTTGGAGATGAGACTAAAACATTCTTCTACCAACATGGCATTTGGGGAAAACTACGAACCCCTGTATAAGAACAGTCAGGATGTAGGAAAGATCAGTGAGAAGATTGATAATTTAATCAAGTATACTCAGACCAACTACAGAAGATTGATTCAGATGACCAAAAATCAATATCTGAAGAATAATCAATCAGATAATGTTGTAGTTAAAATCATTGCTGATGGTATTGCTGGTGAGTCTTCTGGAGGATTGGTGAAGGGTGACTTGGAAGTAGAAGTTAGAATGAATGATGACATTGTTCTTGATAGAGCTTTGAACTTCTCTCTCAAGTCTGGTAGTAAAACACTTGCTAACTTGAGTCCTTATAATGGGATGATGGACATTCTTCAGAGGTTTGGTGCTAAGGTAGATGATCGTGAGATGTATGCAGCAACTCTTGGTGGAACTCTTGCAAAAGCAAAAACTCCTGCAGAGAAAAAGATGAAAGTTGATTTGATTAAGAAACTCTATAAGGAAGTATTAACTAAACTAAAAGCTAGACAGGGACAACCCACATTCAAGGGACAAGCTTTTCAACTTTTTAGGGACGTTGCTTTTGGTGAGGATCTTGCAGATGTTGTAGATATTGATAAGACAAAGATCAAAGAGATGACAGTTGAACACATTAATCAACTGGAACAGGAGACTCAATCATTTTTGGTTAATGAAAATGAATCTGGAAATAATTTGTTATTCAAAGTTATGCCTCAAAATAAAACATTATTCCAATTGAGATTTAAAAATAGGTCTGGAACAGTAAATGGTGATTTTGCTATCAAGGAACTCAAATTCTATGTTGAAGCAGGTGATGCCGCATATCTTCCTAAAACAAAAGCATAAATAAAATTATGGTCAGGACTTCGTAACCCGACAATGAAAAGTTTTGTACAGTTTCTTAGCGAGGCTGCCAAGACCTCTGCTGCTACTCAAGCACAACAACGAGGACTGGTAGGTGACGGTCATGGTGGTTGGTACGACCGCCAGGGCAAGTTTGTTGCGAAGACCGTTGATGGAAAACTCAAGTTTTCTGGTGGGAAAAACTCTAAAGTCGATGATGCCCCAAGTCAGGGAAAGTCACAAAAACCTGCGGAACCTACTGCTAAGAAGGCAGCAGCTCAACCTGCTCCTGATGCGACTCCTGCTGCAAAGTCATCGGGCGAAGAGGATGTATCCAAGAAGGGTGATACGTCGCAGAGTGATGTAGAAGTACCTGATACTGATCCTAGTCAGTACGATGGGGTTGTTGTAGTATTCGGTAGATTCAATCCCCCAACAACAGGACATCAAAAACTATTACAGAGAGCAAAGTCAGAAGCATCTAGAAAGAACTTTGCACTAAAGATATATCCAAGTAGAACACAAGATAAGAAAAAGAATCCACTGGAACCTGGAACAAAGATCGAATACATGAGAAAGATGTTCGATGATGTTGCAGAGGACATTGTGGATGATCCAAATGCAAAGACCATCTTTGATGTTATGGTTGCTGCGAATGAATTGGGATTCACCAAACTCAATATCATGGTGGGACAAGATAGACTCAGCGAATTCCAGAGTCTTGCACATAAGTATAATGGTGATCTTTACGAATTTGAAGAGATTGAGGTTGTTTCTGCAGGTGCTAGAGACGCAGATGCTGAGGGACTTGAGGGTATGTCTGCATCTAAGATGAGAAAGGCAGCTGCAGATGGAGACTTTAAGGGATTCGTAAAAGGTATTCCGAATATCGGAAACATGGAGAAGAAAGAACTCTTCAATAATCTCCGTAAGTCTATGGGTATTGACTCGACTTCTGATGTTAAGGAGTCTGTGTGGGAGTATGCCCCTAAACTTGATCCTGATGGTTTAAGAGAATTCTACATGAATGGCACGGTATTTAAAGTAGGTGCATTAGTAGAGAATCAGAATACTGGAGAAGTCGGTAGAATCACTAGACGTGGAACTAATTATGTTATCTGTATGACCCCCGAGGGGACTATGTTTAAGTCATGGTTGAGAGATCTTACAGAGGCATATGAGGTTGGGACAGATGATTATAGAGAGTATGCTCAAGCTATGTCTGCTGGACAACCTGTAAGAAAATTTGGAGAACCAAAGAAAAGAATTAGACCGACAATCCTACCTTTGAAACCTAACGATCCAAAGAAACATAAATAAGTCTAGCACTGTCTAGTTAGTAAAATGGATTTATCAGAACTTTATCAAAAGGTTTATGAAGGGGCTAAAAAAGCCGACAAGGATTATGATGGAGACGGAAAGGTAGAGAGTGGAACTGATGAGTATATGGGTTCCAGAGATAAGGCCATCAAGGCGGCAATGAAGAAGAGAAAGGTCTCAGAAGCACACATGGAGTACCTTGGTTCTTTATACGAAAGACTTATTGCTGCTGACTTTACTGAGGCAGAAGCAACAGTAATCTGTAATGCAAAGAGAACAGAAATTGAGGAGTCTGTGAACTGTCCTATTTGTGGATGCGACCCTTGTCAGTGCCTAGAGGGTTCATTCGGAAATGAGGAAGTAGAAGAAGCATACACAGTTACTGCTGCTGATAAGAAAGGAAATACAAAAGCATATCAGAACTTCAAGGCTGGTATGAAGAACAAGATTACGGGTAAACCACTGTACAAAGCTGCCCCTCATCTTGCAAAAGAAGAACTAATGCAAGAAGCACTTCCTGCACTTGCAGCACTTGCCCCACTTGCTAAGGGTCTTGCTGCAAAGGCTGGTGCTAAGATTGCTGCAAAGGGTGGTGCCAAGGTACTTGCAAAGAAAGCACTTACCAAAGTAAAACCAATGGCAAAACAAGTTGCTTCTGATGCTATTGCAAACAGAATCACTGGTAGTGGTAACAGTGACAGTGGTAATGACAATAACGATAGGGTAAATACTTCGGGATATTGATAAATGGCAAAACCAAGTCTTGACGATCTGATCGGTTCTATCCGAGATCCTAAGAAACAGGCTCGTAAAGATGCCCTTTCTAAGGTTCCCGTATCTAAGACTTCGCCTGCCGCTGCAGCTGCTAAGAGAGCAGACAAGTTTGTAGATAGGGCGAAGACTGCGATGGAGAAGGGTCAAAGAGCCGATTCTCTTGCTGCAAAACAAAACAGGATGCAGAGAGCAAAGGCTCTTAGAAAGAGAGCCCAACAATTGACCAAACAAAAAACTGCTGGTCAGGAGAGGATGGACCGTGTAAAAGCGGGTCTAAAACAAGCTACTTCTGGTCCTAAGGTCAAGAGTGGATCCACATTCACTGGTGATGCTGGTGGATATGGTGCTATGGCTTCCAATCTTGGTAACGCTGCAAGTGGACTTGGTAAAGCCGCAGTTGCTGCAACTGGTGTTGATCAGAAACTTAAGACTAAAGCAAAGGCTATTGGTCAGAGAATGTTCTCTAAGTCTAAGAATAGAGGACTTAAGACAGGTGTATCTAAACCTTCTGCAAAACCTGCAAAAAAAATTACAGATCCTTGGAAGTCCAACAAACCACAGGATCCTTGGAAAGAGGAGTATCTATGGGAAGTAGATAAAAAGAAAGAGACTGAGGGTCAAAAAATTATTAAACCGATGAGTGGTAAAAATACCATCACGGTTAATCCAGATATTAAAGAAGAGGCTGTATCTAGGAAACAACAACGTTTCATGGGTATGGTTCGTGCTGCTCAGAAGGGTGAAGGTGCTGCATCTCCTGAGGTTGCAAAGGTTGCTGCATCCATGAAGAAAAAAGATGTAAAGGACTTTGCATCAACAAAGCATAAAGGTCTCCCCGAGAAGAAAGTATCTAAGGAATCATTTGAGATTGATCCTAAGAAACATAGACAGGCACAAAGAGCAAAAAAGATTAGAACCCTCTCTCAACAGGGATCGACAGAGGGGGAGAGAACGGCTGCAAAGTCAAAGACTAAGGGTCCCGCTCTTTATGGTGAAGGTTTCAGTACCGTAGAGGACATGCATGGTAATGTCATGGCTCATGTTGTTGACTTTACTGCACATGAGATTATTGAAGATGAGGCTAAAAAATGTCCAGATGGTAAATATTGGTGTTATACTGATAAAAAGTGTAAGACTATTCCCCGTGGGTGGCATGTAGGCCGTGGTGGATACATTGAAAAAGATGAAGATGATGATTCTAAACCGAAAGAAGGTAACGGAAACGGAAACGGAAACGGCGAAGGTGGAAACGGGAACGGCGGTGGGTCGGTCTCGGAGGGGAACAAGAGTGGTGATAATTCTTTGCGTGACTGGTTTGGCAAGAGTCGCTCTTCTGATGGCACCCCTGGTTGGGTTCAACTGGGCGGTAAATACTCAGGAAAGCCCTGCGCCAAACAGCCAGGACAAACCACAAAACCCAAGTGTGGATCTTCTAAGATGAAGAGAAACCTCAGTAAAGATGAGGAAGAGGCTGCGTTCCGTAGAAAAAATAGAAAAGATCCTAATCCAGATAGAAAAGGAAAGGCAATCAACGTTAAGACTGAGGAAACCATGAAAGAATCACACGTTCCAGGCAAACCTGCCGAAAAATTAAGTGCTGTAACTTCTATTCCTAAGAACGAACGAGATGCAGCCAGAGAAAGATTAATCGCAAAAGCAAAAGCAAAGCGTGCGTCGATCAAAGAAGGTTTAGGAGTAGCGATCAAAGTAGGCGGTAAAATGCTTGCTAAGAAAGCAATTCGTCAAGGAATCAAAGTAGGTGGAAAGACAGGCGGTAAAGTAGTTAAGACTGCAATTAAACAGGGTGGAGATGAACTGAAGAGACAGGCAGTGCAAACTGCTGGTGAGGTCGCTACCAATGCTGCAAGAAAGGTTGGAGAGAAGTCAAGAGAAAAGGCGAACAAAGCCTTAGGTGAGGCTGCAGGTGAAAAGGACGCTTGTTATAAGAAAGTAAAAGCAACTGCTAAGGTATGGCCTTCTGCATATGCATCTGGTCGCCTTGTTCAGTGCCGTAAGAAGGGTGCTGCCAACTGGGGTAATAAGACTAAGAAGGAAGAGTTTGAAAACAATACCTTCGAAAGACTTATGGAGAAGTGTTGGAAGGGTTACAGAGCATATGGTATGAAGAAGAAGGGCAACCGTATGGTTCCTAACTGTAAGCCTGTGGGTGAGGAGACAGTACATGAGGGAAGAATTGTCAGAGCTGCTATCAGAGCAATTGACAAGACAAATCCTCCTCTCTTGAATAGTAAGAGAAGAAAGATTGTTGATGCCTTGCGTAGAAAGGAAATTAGTGATACTGTTAAGAGGAATGCCAAGAAGTCTTACTCTGGTAAGGCTGCTGCCGATGTAAAAGAAGATTGGCAAAAAAAGTCTGGCAAAAACCCTGAAGGTGGATTAAATGAAAAAGGACGCAAGAGCTACGAAAGAGAAAATCCAGGAAGCGATCTTAAGAGACCTTCAAAGAAAGTTGGGAACCCTCGTAGAAAGAGTTTTTGTGCGAGAATGAGTGGAATGAAGAAGAAGTTGACATCTAAAAAGACTGCCAACGATCCTGATTCCCGCATTAATAAGTCTCTCAGGGCCTGGAATTGTTAATAAAGTGTGGGATTATACCACATTTACAGAACTATAGAGATATCTTTACATAATTTTACACTATTTTTTCTAAATAGTAGTAGAATGGTATCGAGTTGATACTAAGCTTATGACTCTTTTCTACTTTTTAGTAGCATTGTTTCTACTGTTGGTAGCATACGCTGGCATCGAAGAAACAATGAGACTAGTATCATACGCAGATTTGCAAGTTAAGTATGCATATGTGAAAGTTAGAATGTATTACATGCGTAAGCGGTTAGAAAAACAACTTGGTAAACCACCAAAAGATTGGAGAGATTTTAATGTCTGAGAAAGAGCTGTCCGACCTCTCTTTAGAGAGGAAGGAATGCCCAAAATGTGGCGCCACATGGATCAATGGACAACACATGTGGAACACGGGGAGGACTGGAAACGAAGCCGACCTTGCTGGTCTAGTATGTAACAAATTAGGAGATGACCAGTGTATCAATCCCATTAGAGGAGACGAAACTGGGGATACTTGGGAGAAAAGAATGGGGGTTATGACTACTCTCATGCCAGAAGAAGAGAAAGATTTTGACTAAATAATTGAAAAGGTTAGTGTTACGATGAAAATTCTCGGAACTGTCACTGCTCTGGCAACAGGAACAACTAAATTCAAAACAACAACAGCAGTCTGGGTATCTAATACTGACTCTAGTGCTGGCGATGTAACTCTTAGAAATGCAGCTGATGATGCTGACTTGGGTTCCATCAACATCCCTGCAGGAAGTGGTATCGTAATTCACTTAGACGCAGGTCAAGGACTTAGAGGAGCTGCTACCATGAAAGGCACTCAAGTGAATGCCGATGCAGGTAGATAAATAAACTAGTATTATAGAGAAAACCCATGACTAGATTTGGAGACCTCCTAGGAGGAAAGAAGGAAGAAGTTGTAGGGTCACCCATTGTTGAGGAAGACACTACAAATTATGAGGCAGTGATTGAAGAAGAACTCGAAGAAGATACTGCACCTTCTAGTGTAGAGAACCCAGTGGATCCAGAACCAAGTTCTATGAATGGTGGATATTATATTCCTTCCGCAACAGGAACATCTCCTCTTGAGGCAGGTTGATACTAAATAGGGGCGTACCCTGTTTGATATTATTATGCTATCATTCTTACTACCACTCGCATCAAAAATTATTACTGATGCTGTCGCAAAGATTCCCGAAAACGAGGAACTTGGAGAAAAACTAATCGAAATTTGCCTAGTCATTCTTGGAAAGGCAGTCAAGCTGACTAAGACCGACATGGATGATAAACTGTTAGAAACAGTTACGGCCGCAATTAAGACTAGAGAAGAGGCTTGATAAGAGAATAAAATTTTCATTGAGACCCCATACGGGGTCTCTTTTTTTATAAATAAATCTAGATCATAATTAATATTGGAGTCAAGCCCATGTCTCTTTGGGGAAATAAAGATACAGTATACGCGACTGGTAACGTTACAACCATTACTGCTGGTGGAGTAGTTACTGGATCTGGAACAACTTTCTCCGCATCGGGGCTTGTTGCTGCAGGTCAGGTGATCACCATGGGTGCATATGGTTCTGGAGTTATCAAGTCGGTTGATTCGGATACACAACTCACTCTGGATAGTGCAGCAGGTCTTACTGCTGGATCTGGTTTAACCCAGTCTTTCAACATTAGTGAGTCGCCTAAGTACCTTGTGAAGGATGCAGCATTCGCAGGTAATGAAGTTTTCGGTGCAGATCCAGCTGAGGTTGGTGCAGCACGCGGTGGTATCTACGAAGTTGCACACGCTGGTTGGGTTGGTATTAAAACCTATACCGATCAACATGGAAACACCAGAACTAAAACTGAAGTATTTGTTGCAGGTTCTACTATCAGCGGAGACGCATCCGACGATTCTATCTTAGCAGATAGCTGATATATACCTTAAGGTAAAATAGAATACCGTTATGAGATTTGATGAGCTAAATGATAGCAACTATGTTATTTTTGCCATAAAAAACTACGAAAATCCTCACGCAGTGACGCAAGAGGATTTTGAAGAGGATCTAAAAAGATTCAAGTGGATAAAGAGGCTTTTGAAACGTTACAGGACTACTGGCGTTTTGAAAGCCCATCTACTTATTAATCACTTTATTATCCTCTATAATGTTTTTGGTGAGGCAGCAACACCGTTGTTATTTTTTAAAATTGACAAGGACCTTTGGCCTGTCGTTAAAACATTTGTACTTTATTTGGGAAGACTCCCTGATTATCCAAAGACTGAATTGCACGACATTAAAGTCGATCCTGTGTGTTTAGAAGAACTGCAGAACTTATGAAAGATCATATCCTCCAAAACATCAGAAAGGTTGTTCACGAAAACATGGCTGTAGGTACGGGTGGTTTTACATCTGCAGCTGCTCCTGAAGGACCCGTAGCGGGATATGACAAGGTTATGTCTAAGCCTCTGAAGAGGAGACTCAAAACCGTTAAAGACCTGAAGAAAAATGGACGTTAATTCCGCAATCTTGGAAAGATTAGAAAAAGTAGTAGATACTCTCCAAGAAAACTCAGTAAAGATGGGACAGCTTTTAGCAGTCCATAATGAAAAGTTAGATAAACAGGATCGTATTGATGCAGTTCTTTTTGAAAAGGTAGATAAACTGCACCAGTGTGTAGAAGAAAGGACGAAAGAAATAAAAACAGGTTGCGAGAGAGATATAAGACTTGTAGAGAATCGCCTGAGGATGTTAGAGAGAAAGATGTGGAGTATTGCAGGAGCAATAGCAGTCATCTCATTCCTCGTCAGTCCGATGGGACAGAATATTTTAAATCGATTGTCAAACGAACAGTCATCTGTTATACTAGGGAGACCTACAGTGGCTCTAGTAAATGGTACACGTTGACGACAAGTACATCGGATTAGTATCGTCACGCTTACAGAAATTTGCCAGAAAGAAACGGGGGTTGTATAACTTCCGTTGTCCTTATTGTGGTGATTCCCAGAAACATAAGAATAAAGCTAGGGGATATTTGTATATCATTAAAAATGATTATAATTTCAAATGTCATAACTGTGGCGTCACCAGAACCTTCACAAACTTTCTAAAGGATCAGGATACTATCTTGCATGATCAGTACGTCATGGAGAGGTATAAAAGGGGTACTACAGGACGTGCCTCAAACACACCTAAACCCAAGATTTCTATCCCCAAACCAGTCTTCAAAAAGAAGGATATTTTGAGTGGTTTGCCAAAAATCTCTGACCTAAATAAAGAACATCCAGCTCGAATTTACTTAGAACAGGGTAGACGACTTCCCAGTCAGGCACTGGAAGATTTGTACTACGTCGAGAACTTTAAAGAGTGGACAAACAAACACAAGGAGACCTTCGATGATGTTACAAAAGATGAGCCACGCATCATCATTCCTCTCCGACGTGACGGAGTAATCATTGGATATCAGGGACGTTCACTTGTACCCAAGTCTAAGATAAAGTACATAACCATTATGCTTCAAGACGATGCTCTTAAAGTATATGGCCTCGATTCTGTTAAAACCAATGAACAAATCTATGTCACCGAAGGACCATTCGACAGTCATTTCCTTAGAAACGCTATTGCTATGTGTGGTAGCGATGTTGACCTCCGCACTCTGGATCATCAGTTCGTATTCGTCTTCGACAACGAACCACGAAACAGAGAAATTGTTAAGAAGATTGAGAGAACCGCCCAGCTCGGTCATAAGGTAGTCATCTTCCCTAAGGAGATACAAGAGAAAGATCTCAACGATATGTTTTTATCTGGACTTAACGTTCAGGAAGTGGTAGAATCTAACATCTATCAAGGATTAGAAGCAAAACTTAAATTACAAACTTGGAAACGAACATGAGTAACGGCATCAAAGTAGTGAAAAGAAATGGATCAATCGAGTCTATTGATCTAGAGAAGATGCATAAAATGGTAGAACAGGCCTGCGAGGGGCTTGCACAAGTATCTGCCAGTCAGGTTGAAATCAATTCGGGTATTCAGTTTTTCGACGGGATCACTACCGCACAAATTCAGGAAATCCTCATCAGATCTGCGAGTGATCTAATTGATCTTGACCATCCCAACTATCAGTTTGTTGCCTCTAGGCTACTTCTGTTTTCTTTGAGGAAGGGACTTTATGGAAGATTGAGGGACATGCCTCATCTCCGTGATCAAATTAATTCTGGTGTTGAGAAAGGTATCTATGACAAAGATATTCTTAACAAATATACAGATGAAGAGATCGAAAAGGTAAATAGTTTTATCGACCATGATCGTGACTTCCTATTCACTTATGCAGCTCTTCGACAGGTCGTAGACAAATATCTCGTACAAGATCGTAGTAGTGGTAAGGTCTTTGAAGTACCACAATTCATGTACATCTTGATTGCCATGACGATCTTTGCTGAGTATCCTCCAGAAAATCGACTCGATTATGTCAAACGATACTACGACGCAATCAGCAAACACAGAATCAACATCCCAACCCCCATCATGGGAGGCGTGCGGACGCCACTTCGTCAATTTGCATCTTGCGTTCTCGTTGATGTTGATGACACCCTCGATAGTATCTTTAGCTCTGATATGGCTATTGGTAAATACGTCGCACAAAGGGCTGGTATCGGCATCAACGCAGGCCGCATCCGTGGCATCAACTCTAAAATCAGAGGTGGAGAGGTACAACACACAGGCGTTGTCCCCTTCCTTAAAAAGTTTGAATCAACTGTACGATGCTGTACACAAAACGGTATCAGAGGTGGTTCTGCTACAGTTCACTTTCCTATCTGGCACCAAGAAATAGAGGATATCATTGTCCTTAAAAACAATAAAGGAACAGAAGATAACCGTGTCAGAAAACTCGACTACTCCATCCAAATCTCAAAACTCTTCTACGAAAGATTCATCCAGAACGGAGACATCTCCCTCTTCTCGCCTCACGATGTTCCAGGCCTTTATGATGCTTTTGGTACTGATGGATTTGATGATCTCTATACACGTTATGAATCTGATGGATCTATTGCGAGAAAAACTATCCCAGCTCAAAAACTCATTCTGGACATCCTGAAGGAACGTGCAGAGACTGGCCGTTTGTATCTGATGAACATCGACCATTGTAATACTCACTCGTCCTTCAAGGACAAGGTGAATATGAGTAACTTGTGTCAAGAGATCACCCTGCCTACAGACCCACTTCAACATATTGATGATGTGTCTGGTGAGATTGCTTTGTGCATTCTGTCTGCCATCAATGTTGGTAAGATCAGAGATCTCGATGAACTGGAAAATTTATGTGATCTATCCGTCCGTGCATTGGAGGAGTTGATTGATTATCAACACTATCCAGTTGCAGCCGCAGAACTCGCCACATTGGGTCGTAGATCCCTTGGAGTGGGTTACATCGGTCTCGCACATTATCTTGCTAAACATGGGTGGAAGTACGACTCACAGGACGCCTGGGACGCAGTACATAAACTGTCTGAATCTTTCCAATATTTCTTGTTGAAATCTTCTAATCAACTTGCAAAAGAGAAGGGTCCATGTGCTGAGTTTATGTCAACAAAATATTCTGATGGGATTTTGCCGATCGATACATATAAGAAGGATGTAGATGAAATTTCAAACCCAGGATATGAGCGTGATTGGGAGAGTCTTAGAGAGTCTATCAAACAACACGGAGTCAGGCACAGCACTCTGTCCGCACAAATGCCATCGGAGAGCAGCTCCGTTGTGTCAAACGCAACCAATGGAATCGAGCCGCCTCGCGACTACTTGTCCATTAAGAAGTCAAAGAAAGGGCCTCTTAAACAGATTGTTCCAGGGTATCAACACTTAAAAAATAACTACACATTACTGTGGGATATGCCTTCTAATGAGGGTTATATCAACATCGTTGCGGTGATGCAGAAGTTCTTCGATCAGGCCATCTCTGGTAATTGGAGTTACAATCCAGAAAACTATCCTGATAACGAAGTTCCAGTATCCGTAATGGCACAGGATCTTCTTACCACTTACAAATTGGGGTGGAAGACTTCTTATTATCAGAACACTCACGACATGAAGACAGATGAAATAGACACTAAACGCGAAGACCTAGAGAAATTAATTAACCAGATCGAAGAAACAGCCGCGGAGGAAGATTGTGACAGTTGCAAAATCTAGACCAGAAGGAATGACCGTATTCAATAAGAATAAGGTTGATGCAAAGAAACAACCCATGTTCTTTGGCGCTCCTCTAGGAGTCCAGAGATATGACTCTTATAAGTATCCAGTATTTGAAAGACTTGCTCAACAGATGTTGGGCTATTTCTGGAGACCTGAGGAAGTTTCCCTTCAGAAAGATAGGTCAGATTATCATGACTTAAGTCCAGAACAGAAACATATTTTTACAAGTAACTTAAAGTATCAAATCCTCCTTGATAGTGTGCAGGGACGTGGGCCTGGAATGGCTTTCAGTCCTTATTGTTCTTTGCCTGAATTGGAAGGTGCTATTAAGGTATGGGAATTTATGGAGATGATCCATTCGAGATCCTATACATATATCATCAAGAATGTATATTCAGATCCAACAGAAGTTCTTGATACGATTGTTGATGACAAACACATTATTAATAGGGCAGAGGCTGTCACTAGGGCATATGATGAGTTTGTTAATGCGGCACAGGAGTATGGTTCTGGTCGCATGTGGGAACACAATCTAGAACAAGTACCTGCGGCACAAGATACACTTTATGAACTCAAAAGGAAACTCTACAGGGCAGTGGCCAATGTCAATATCCTGGAAGGAATTAGGTTCTATGTCTCCTTCGCGTGCTCGTTTGCATTTGGAGAGCTTAAGCTCATGGAGGGATCGGCAAAAATTATTAGCCTTATCGCAAGAGACGAGAACCAACATCTCGCGTTGACTCAAAACATCCTCAAGGGGTGGAGAGAAGGTGATGATCCTGAGATGTTGCAGATTGCCAAGGAAGAGGAGGAGAACATTATTAAAATGTTTGAAGAGGCAGTCGAACAGGAGAGGGAGTGGGCCAGTTATCTTTTCAAAGATGGTAGTATGATTGGTCTAAATGATAAACTTCTCATTCAATATGTTGAATGGATTGCAAATAAGAGAATGAAGGCTTTGGGTCTTGATCCTATTTACGATGTTGCTCAGAGAAACAATCCTTTGCCATGGACACAACACTGGATCTCATCTAAGGGATTGCAGGTTGCACCACAAGAAACAGAAGTTGAATCTTATGTTGTCGGTGGTATTAAACAAGACGTTAAGAAAGACACATTCGCAGGATTCCAACTGTAACATATGATGTATTCGGTATGGCCCACATGGTTTTATGTGGGCGAAGTGAAAGAACATGATAAAGTTGTTGAAGCTTTTCTGCCTTACATTGAGTCGGAAGAGTTTTTTCATCATCCATGGCCCTTAGCAAAGTGTAAGAGTAGTTGTCAACATCCAGGCAATGCTCAATTTCCTTGGGACGTATGGAACCAAGCTATTAAACCTAACTTGGTTGAGTATATGGAGGGACTAAATTCAGTTGCTCCTATGTCTATTGATATTGTTGAGAGTTGGGTAAATATATACTACAGAGATGGTTTCCAAGAGATCCATGACCATGGATACCCTGGCAGATCTATTAGTTGTTCTTACTTCTTCGAAAAAGATACATCTAATGATTCTGGTGGGGAATTAGTATTTGAAAATATGGACTATACAACGACAACTATGTCTGGTTTAGATCGTATATTTGAAGGATTCCAAACAAAATATTTTATACCTGAAGTGAAACCAGGCACAATTGTATTCTTCCCTAGTTGGATCAAACATTACACGCATCCAAATACTAGTGACCAAAGAAGAGTGACTTTTAGTGCAAGTTTTGACATTGCCGCATCCTAGAACACCTGTTATACTACACCCATAAGGGCTTTCCTAACATGAACTTGCTCAAGAAAATCAAGAGTATCATTACTCCCCCCGAAATCATTGATGAACGAAAAATTGAATGTGCCATCGACGATGAGTCCGTACCATGCGAGACTTTTTCTGAGCCCTACGTTGGCGTTCCTTCACCTGAGGTTCTCCAGTCAGATCCTTGGTTCGGTGATCCTACAAAATCCGAGAGGCAACTTGCTTACGAGAAAGAATGCCAAGAATTGAATGATGATCTTCAAGACGGTTGGTGGCTTCGTGACTCCCTAGATGATAGTCTATGGGATAAGAACGGTAGTCGTGAATCTTCTAACATTCATCAAGAGATGTATGAACTGGCAACTAAAAACTGGACTACCGTAGCGGAGACGCAAGGTGGTTCTGAGAACTTCCAGGAAGGTCCTGGCGGTTGGAACTCTGGTACTGGGATGGCACAATTCAAATGAGCAATTCTGAAGACTGGAGGTATTCTCCTGAAAGGATGAAACTTCGAGAAGAGGTTCTCAAGATTCTCCTTTCAAAATACGGTGGACAAATGGAGGGTGTAGTCCCTAAATATTCCACCAAAGCCATTTACGAATGTGCCCACGACTGGGTGTCGCAGGGACATAATACGTCATTTGGTGTTGTAAAATACTTTGAGGTTTATTATGCAGAAAATTATTAATGCAATCGCACTAGGATCAGGCCTAGTATCACTTGCAGTTGTTGGTGCAACTGGTTACGTCTATCTTAATAGAGAATCTATTCAAGAAACTGCGAAAGAAAGGGTAACTAAAGCGGTGACTGAAGCAGTCAGTGGCGCACTTGGAGGATTGGGTGGTATTGGTGGTGGAGCCGTTGGTGGTTCTGTACCAGGCATGTCTCCCGCTGCTCCTGAACTGCCCTCCGCTCCTTCCCTCCCATGATTAAAGCGATTATTTCTGGACTGTTGCTCGGTGCTTTGCACGGGGCAACTGTTCCTGTGAACGCAGATGAAACGAAATTGACCAAAGGTTACTACACTATGGATGCAATGGGATGCATGTTGCTCCGAGAGTGTACAAATGATGTCCAAAAAATTGAATCAATCCAAGACATTCGGGATGTATATCCTGATTCTAATTACGATCCTATTGCTTCTGAGTTTAATTCCATCGTCCAGTCATTTAATAAGGTCGGAGTTGGTGTCTTTCTAGCAAATGAAAAATATTTCCCTGTTGGCCACCGTGGTGTGTACCATACAGTTGGAAATAATTTTTTTCTGAATGAACGGTTTATGCACCGTCCACATGTCTTGATGAGTGTTGTTCGCCATGAAGGTTGGCACGCTGCACAAGATTGTATGGCAGGTACAATCGAGAATAGTTTGATTGCCATCATTCATAACGAAGAAGATGTACCTAAGATTTGGCAGGAAATTGCCAGTCATACCTACGCTTCCACTCCTTCAGCAATTCCTTGGGAGAAAGAAGCCTTCTGGGCAGGTAAAACCGAGGGCATGACACAAGATGCATTGGAAGCATGTGCCGCAGGTAAAATGTGGGAAAAGTATTCCCCCACACCTCTTACTGCAAAGTGGCTGCGAGAAAATAATTACATTGATTGATGCTGACTGAAGTCAAACAATGTTTTAGTGTGCCAATTATCGTTGGTTCAATTAATGTGGATAATAAAGCATTACTTGAACTCATCACAAAGCACCGTGATAACAGAGTTTTGATGGATCACTCTGATCCCAACTACGAAGATACATATTTGCCACCACATAGACTTATAGATTCTGTTATAAGAGAAGTTTTACAGGATCTTCGTGGTATTGGTGAAGATAATTTGGACTGTACATCATTTTGGTCTCATATTCATGAGAAAAATATGAGTACAAACTGGCATGATCATGGTGGATATTATGCTGGTGTCTATTATGTTTCTGTTCCTGAAGGTTCTGGAGATATAATTTTTGATAGACAACATCAACCAAGAGTTTCTATCTCTCCCGTAGAAGGCCAATATATTATTTTTCCTGCATGGTTAAAACATGCTGTTGCGAGAAATAATTCAGAGAGTTTACGCATTTCATTGTCGTTTAACTTGGAAAGGACTCCGTAAGGGGTCCTTTTTACTAAATACGGCTGCCTTGCCTTCAATACATGCCTGACGCTGTAACAAAAACACCTGAAAAGAAAGAACCTAAAAAGGGAGTTCTTGGAAATCTGAAAGATAAGATGGAAGATTCTGAAGAACAACTTGCCATTTTATCTACATTCGTTAGATTGGGTATCTTAGTTTGGTCTGGTGGAATTCTAACTCTTGCCTATATCAAGTTACCACCTGCTTTAGGTATTCCAGAACAAAAGCTCGATCCAACTTTTATAGCTTCTGTTTTTACAGGCGTGCTGGCGACCTTTGGCGTTCAGACAGCCAAGGGTAAGAATGGAAATGGAGGCAGTTCAGGTGGAGGAGGAATCTCTAAAGCGGATATGGAGAAATTGATTGAGAAGGCATCGCAGACTGCTCCTGCTCAAACAATTAGAATTGAACAAGCTCCTATTCAGATTGCATCTCCGCCAAAATCTGACGATTCATATAAAATGTAATGAACAAAATTAAATTGGTATGCATTGGGTTTGGATCTGTATTTGCATTCGCCCATCTTGGTCTCGTTGGTCATCTAATGAGACTGTCAAGTAATCAACTTCCTATCATCAACTTGCCTGTTGGTGACTATACCTCCTATACTATTGAAGCTGGCAAGGAAGGGTATAGAATCCAATATAATTCTAATGACCCCAAAGTAATGGGAGTCACAAAACACATTGATAAGGAAAATGGATTCTTTGGCATTGGTGGAAAATCCAATATTGTGACTCAGGAACAGTACACCATGGATGGTAGTCGCCATCTTGGGGGAAATACTGAGGGAAAGTTATCTGCCGCCAACCTAGAATGCATCAAAGCGGAGGGCGCTGGAGAATCAACAGGAAGAATGGTGGGTGCTAGTATTGCTAGTGCTACTGCCGCACCTGCACTCTCTGGAATCCCCTACATAGGTTGGTTGGCATCTGGTTGGGCAGTTATGTTGGGTCAGGATACTGGTGCAGATGTCGGCGGTGAAATTGCTACAATGATGAATGATGCATGTGATGAGCTTGAAACACAATAAATTTATTTTTGATGTCGATGGTACATTAACTCCTAGTAGAAAATCAATTGATCCTGAGTTTGCAAAATTCTTTTTGCAATTTTGTCAGGATCATTTTGTTTATTTGGTCACAGGCAGTGACAGACAAAAGACTTTAGAACAAGTAGGAAAGGAGATCTACGATGCATGTATCCGAGTTTACAATTGCTCTGGTACGGATGTGTACGAAGCTGACAACTCCATTCGAAGAATTGAGTGGAAGGTTCCAGAAAACCTTAAAACGTATCTCGAAGAGGAATTGAATTCCAGTGACTTTCCTCTTAGAAATGGATTGCACTTAGAGTATAGACCAGGCGGACTTAACTTTAGTATTCTTGGTCGTGGTGTTGCTCCAGGGTGGCATAGGGATGAATATGTAAAGTGGGATAAAAAATATAATGAGAGAAAGAATATTGCATCTAGATTAAAAGAAAAGTTTGATGATCTAGAGGTACAAGTTGGAGGTCAGACAGGACTGGATCTGGCACCTAAAGGATACAATAAGTCTATGATTCTTCATGATTTTTCTACCCTAGATAAGTTATATTTCTTCGGCGATATGATGGAACCTGGCCAAAATGATTATCCAATTTCTCAGGGAATTGAAATTATGGGTGGGACATCATATAACGTAGAAAATTGGCAACAAACTTACGAATTATTAAAGAAATTGTTATGAACTTTACTTTATCAATGGAAGATTATACAATTATTCTTAATGCTCTGCATTATTATAAAAAAGTAGAGAAGAAAGGAGAGTTCACAAAGTACGATGATGAACGAGTCAACTTGTTAAGAGACAAGATGGCATACCAATTAGTATGGAAGCAGGAGGATTAACTATGGATCATAAAAAGAGAATCATTACTCTGGTTACTGGTGGATTTGACCCAATTCATAGTGGCCATATTGCATACTTTAAGAGGGCTAGAGAACTTACTAACTATTTGGTAGTGGGTTTGAATACAAACGAGTGGTTGAAGGATAAGAAGGGACAATACTTCCAAGACTGGAAAGAACGTGCTGAGATAATCAGACATTTGGATATGGTTGACGCAGTTATTACAGTTCCTTACGACGAAAAGGGATCTGCCTGTGGTGCAATCGATACTTGCCTAGATATTGCAGAAACCGTGGTATTTGCTAACGGTGGGGATAGAGGTAAAGACAATACTCCTGAGGTTGAAAAATTTAAAGACAATCCAAGGGTAGAGTTTTTATACGGAGTCGGTGGAACAGACAAAATGAACAGCAGTTCTTGGCTGTTGCATGACTATTTCAATAGACAACGAAAAATTCTAGGTATTTAATGAACATAGCACTAGAGATTATTTTTTGGACATCACTTACGGTTTACATACTTGCTAAATTCGGAGTATTCAGAAAATGAAAATCGAACATAAGTTTGAATACACTTGGGGTGGAGAAGACAACTGGTACACCAAGAGTAAACGATGGGCGAATAAACAAAATCCAGTTGTCAGACACCTTGCATTAGGTTTTATAGAATGGTTGTGGATCAAGTGGATTGCTGGAAAAGTACAGATGGAAATGGCATCCGTTGATCAACAAGTAGAAGACATTCTTGAACAATGGGAAGAGGAAGAATCCAGTAGTGACTGGATGGATCGAAAAATTAATGAATTGAACATAAAGACTGAACCAAGTGAAGTTGAGGGACTAGATAATATAAGTATTTCATACAACTTCGATGAACCTAGTTCTCCGCCCCCTAAATGATTTCAATGATGTAACTTGGAGTATAGTCTGGATACTTATCATACTCCTAATGGGCGTTGTATATTACATATATACTATTATGAAACTTGCATTTGAGGAACTAGAACATGGGAGCGATGACACCCCCAAGTCGGAAGAGTTGTTACAACTTCCGAGTGATCAAGATCAACAGGGTAGTTGATGGCGATACTATTGACGTTACTATTGATCTCGGGTTTGATCTATACAAGAAAGAAAGAGTTAGAGTTGCAGGAGTTGATACGCCAGAGAAGAGGACGAGGGACAAGGAAGAAAAAGCATTAGGAATCGATGCGACGAATTGGCTTAAGGAAAAACTTAATAGCGCCATTGCTGGGGATGATGATCTTGTTATCCGTACTGAGCTTGTTGGTGGTGTCGGCAAGTATGGTCGCCTCCTCGGTTGGTTGTACATAGGAGACGAAAAAGTATCACTGAATGAAGAAATGATTGGCGAAGGTTACGCTTGGCCATATGATGGTGGTACTAAAAAGAAAGATTTTGAAGAACTACGACAACTTCGTAGATCTCGCGGTACACTTATTGAGTAAAATTATGAGAAGAGAAATGTTAGAAGCTCTCAAGGCACTTGCCATTGGGAACATTAAAAAAGCAAAGATGAATGTTGAGGTTTACCTTGCCAATCCTGTTGGTATTGGTGAACATCCAGATGTTCTTGGTGCAATTCAAGATCAAATTGATTTGATTGCAAAGGAAGAAGAACGACTAGAAGTTATTAACAAATACTTTGAAGAAAAATGAAAGACCTTAAAATTCCATTTGCTATTGTATCTTTTCTACTTGTTCAGGGTGCTGGTGCCGTATGGTGGGCATCCCAAGTAGATGGTAGAGTGAAAAACTTAGAGACTCAGAGTCTCAACATCGCAAAAGAAAATCGTAGATACATCAAAGAAGTTGTAATGCCATCCTATAATATTAGTGATGGATGGAAAAATCCTTACTATGAAGATTGGTTGAAGGCTGGGGGTTGGAAAGACTAATGAGTTTCCCATTTCAAAAACAAATTACTACAGCTGGTGCGGTGGTTGCTGTTGCAGGTGGAGCCACTGTTGGTGGTAACGCTGTGATTGATAATGTAACTGGTGGTCCAGAAAAAAGAGAAGTGCAGAGAGTAGAAGAGATACGAGAACTAGTTAAGGAAGAAGTCTATAGACAACTGTATTATCAGATGCCAACTCAGACTACGGTTACTCCACAGTTGAAAACCAATCCAAATGGAAATCCCTGATATATCTTTACCCTCGTCGGGTATTCGTGAAATTAAAGTATATGGTCCACATCTTTGGAACATTCCAAGAGATCTAGATTCTAAGAGTCTGGATGTGGATTCTATTGGGACAGTTTTGACCCAACCTCCTCAGGCAATTCCACCTGTAGTTCCAGTTGTTACTACAATAGGAACGCCTGTTGTAAATATCCCTGGTTGTGTAAACGTACATAAAGAGAACGCTAGACAACGTAGTAAGAACAAAGTCCTTCCTCAAGATGATCCCGAAGGTACAATCACTTTGTGTGATGGTGGAGCTCCCTATTATAATCCACCTGATTACAATCCATATGGTATGGTATATACATATCCCACTCCTGAAGCACCTGAGGCAGAGGCTCTCAATATGGAACCCCCTCCAGTGCCTGAACCCCCTAAACCACCTAATGCGGGCGGGGCAGAGACCGCAGAAAAAAAATGCCCTCCTGACAATGCCAGAAGGGTTGGTGATTTAAGTCAGAGTGGTGATGAAAAGGTTGCAGGATATGAATGGAACGTAGGTAAAACTGAATGTATTACCTTATGGGAACCTGTAACAGTAGTGGAGAAATTTCTGCCTGCCGCAAACGTTGTATCTACAACAGCAACGATTGCCGTGGTCGCTACTACATCTGCACTGCTTGCAAAACCTCTTGCTGATCTTCTTCTAAAGGTTGTCAAACCGACTGTGAAGAAGGTAATTGGTGCTGTGAAGAAGAAATTAGGTAAAGAAGATAAGAAACTAAGTCTATTCGAAAGACAAATGGCTCAGAGAGATCGCAATAGAGCCATTAGGGAATTGAGAAAGACCCTAAAGAAGTAGCATCTCCAGAGATAACTGGTTTATCGAGAGGATTTGGTCTAGGAATATTGTGTGTATGTGGAACCAGTTGTCCTGCAGGAGTTGTGACTACCACGTCAGCACATATGACCGCATAGGGGCTCTTGGGATGGAACATGATGCCAGCCTTCATCAATTCGCCACAATTTTTCAACCTGGCTATCTCAAAATCAAGGCGTTTATTGGCAGTCAATTGTTGCACCTGAGAGATTTGTGCTGCCGCTGCTTCGTGACATTGTTTCTGGAACTTCCTATTCATGGGAATACTCCATGTTGCAGAAAGACCAAGGTTCAAACTATTGTTTGACTTCATATCTGTGCGAACTGGCTTATGCCAGATGATGTCGCCAGGATTATCAGGCACGCCATCCGCAACATCCTCTTCTACTTCGATAGTTATTGTTTCTCCTATAGCATAGTTGGTATCATACCAACTTTCCCATGGTTGATTGACTACTTGTTTTTCTATAGTAATCGTTCTACCACCGAAGTCTCTCATGTCGTATTGAGGCTCCATATAGAAGTCCTCCCATGGATCCTTCCATGAATCAGCATACTGGATATATGGGGTGATGTTCAATGTGCTTCCTTGACACTGAACTCCACCGCCATATGTGTTAGTAATATATGGGCCCTGTAAAACCTGAATAGCTTGGTTGGTCACCGAGCCAGAACTATTAGCGATCGGATTGGCTGTTGCAGATACACCACCTACCGATTCAGCCAAAACAGGAGTGCTACCAAAGATAGTAACACCACCCAGGATAATAGCGGCCGTTCTTTTTGTTGCATTACCTATTGTGTGAACGTTGACGTTGTGTCTGTTACGCTCTCGATGGTGGTAACGCGCTGGATTATTGTTTGGTTCGTCATGCCTGGCCCCATGTAGCTCTGAGTGAACTGGAAGTGGCCACCAGGATTTGTTATTGTAAACGAACCGTTGTTCGATAGATCTAATGAGTCGAACGAACTTGTTACGGAACCTGTTACTGTTCCTCCGTCCGACGCTGTTGTTGGTGCGGCTGTTACCGTCACCGTTGATGTATTCACTGGCGGATTTAGGGGTGAACCATTGTTGTCCACTCCCACGCCTGTCACTGTGTATTCCCATCCTGTCCTATAGTCAATAGAATTAATAGTCTCAGTCACGGTTGAGTTAGTTTCCGTGCGGCTCGTCATCGAGCCCTGTGTGAAGTTTGGCACAACGGGGACTGCCAGGGCGGTGGCACCTGTACTTAGGATTGCCACCACACTCATTGCAGTATACCAAATTGTCCTTCCAAAACGGATCATTTCGAACCTCGTGTTGATTCTTCAATTACCTATTTCACGGTAACTTCAGAAACGAATTGGCCAGTGGCACTAGTGCCTGCGCCGCCAGCTGTTAGTGTGATTGCTCCTGCTGATGTAATTGTACCAGCCAATGTTCCAGCTACGCCGCCAGAGGAAGTAGTAACTGAACCAAACGAAGGCAAACTAGGTACAACACCTGAAGTTACAGTAGTACCAGAAGGAATTGCATCGCCGTAAGTAAATGATTCTGTAAAACTGAAGGCTGAGCCGTCAACTTTCTGTTCGTAAGCACCCTGGATTTGTGTAGCCGCTGCAGTTGCACTGCTAGGTGCAGTCAAACCACCAAAGGATCCATTACTGGTTACTGAAATATTGTTACCAGATACCGAATAAGTTGATCCAAGTCTTGTGGCTTGGGACGCTGCCGCATCAACAGTTAATTGTGTTGACGTTGACAATCTATGTACAATATCGGCATTTGCTGGTGCCGCCATCAGAAGCATAATAAGAGGCAATAGTTTTTTCATACAGATTTCCTAGGGGGACCTCTGCGCTTATTTAGTAAGTTGACATATTATTTAGCTGTCCTCAATGAACGTTAGGTTATATGTAGAGAAGTCAACGATCGCTCTCGCTAGTCTGGCACCCGAGTCTTCCCTATTAGTATAGTTTATACTTTTACCTGCCGTTGATCGGAATCCCATATATGTATCGGTAGCAGTTGGGTTAGAGAATCCCTTACAATCCACATTTGGTGTTTCACCATCCAAAAGCATTGTGCCACCTACATATCCATCACAATCAATGATGATTGGGTCAGTACCAATCTCAGAGAACCACGTTGCTCGAAGATCAATAATGACTCTATTGTTAGGTAATGTTAAGTTGTTTCTAATTGTGTCCAAGTTGACAACAATGGATTGAGACATACAATTTTCATCATCAGATGTATCTCCGCCAAATTGTATGAAAGTGGCTGTTGTCCCAATACCGATAGTATCTCCCTTTCTTTCTCCCAATTGACCAGAGAAAGTGGGTTCTAAGAACTCGACAATGATGTCAAGGTCACGACCATTGGTCCAATTGAAGTTAAAGACTAGGTGATTACTATAGAATATAGCCTCATCAAAGGGAGTTCCCCTTGATTTTCCCATTCCAAATGCTAGTGGTGACATATTATTAACTAGGGATTACGAAAGAACCTTTCATACCACCATGGATGGTACACACATATTCATAACTTGCTGGTGCGTCATGGGGGATTGTGAATATCTGTATTCCGTTCTGATCTCCACTGACATATGTTCCAACACCTGTACTTGTTCCTGTGAATTGAATACGGAATGGGTGTGAAGAACCAGTAGAGTTCTCAAACATGTATGTAAATCCTCTCATCAAATAGAGAGTTGGATTGTCTACACTATTTCTTTGGCCAGGACCAGCAAAACGATATGCAGAAGCACCGTTTGCAGTCACATAATATCTGGTACAGAATCCTCTACCAGTTCCATCTGCTGTAATGAGATCAGTAACAAAACTACCAGAAGTTGTAATTCCAGAAACGTTTAAAGTTGTTGCAGTAAGGTTTTCAGGTACACTACCACCTCCAGTCTGATCAGCAACCCAGTCATAGTCACTTCCATTCCAACTTAGGATCTCCCCAGAAGAAGCACTGCTGGTATTGAGATGTGTATCAACATCAGAGTTACCATAACTACCTCCGCCTCCTCCGCCTGGGAGATTGGTTAATGCAGATCCATCACCTACAAAGGCTGTTGCAGTTACTACACCAGAAACAGTAGTGTTGGTGGTGATTGCAACCTGTCCAGTAGCGTTCAGTTTTAGATCAGCATTAGATCCGAGGACAGAGGTATTGCCTGCTCCGACAATACCCATCTGTTTTATTCCGAAAGACTTAGATCCCATTTTTAATGACGCCTTTTACTATTATTTATTATTCAGAACCGAAGGTCAATTCGGGTCTTTGTGGTTCTGTGGGTGAACCTGTTGGTGCATCCCAGATAACAACTGGGCCTTGACCATACATGTTGAGGGAGTGGAAGTCATCCCAAGAAGTGTTTGTGCTTGAGATTCCAGTAACATCTGGACCATAGTAGAATCTTGATGGGTCTTGTGTTCCACAAGAATTCTGCAACCATGCTTTAATATCTCTCCAAGTCCAACCTCTATTATACTGTAATTTAGTTGTCAACCATCCAGATACAGTAGGACATGCAGAACTAGTTCCTCCAAAATCTATATCAAGAGCTGGTTCAGTAAGACCAGTGTATTGTTCTGGGTGTTCCCAAGCAGTGCTTGTAGTGCGGAATTGATAACCATCTGCTGTGATAGTATCATCAGCAGCACCATAAACATCAATACCAGTTCCCCTGTCAGAATAGGATACGATACATTCTTTATAATCCGTATTGTTGATTGTTGGATTGATATTATTTGAACTTCTTCCACCTAAGGATATTTGATCGTCCAATGCACCTACATTGATTGCTGGATATTCAGTTCCAGCAGTAGATAAACCAGATGTAGTTTTACCTAATGACTGTGGCCATCCTCTTCTATTGATAGTGTTATAACATGTCAATCCAAATTCAGTATGAGTTGCATTTGATAAGGCAACACTGTTACCTTGACTAGTTGTGGCCCAGTAACTATTAAAGTCTGGATCTTCAGGTCTTGTTTGAGTTTGTCCAGAGTTTCCTGCAGCAACAACCCAAATAACTCCTGCTTCTGCTAACTCTAGTCCTGCTTGAGTGACAGAACTATCTACCATTTCACCTTTCATTCTACCACCATCACCTTCTTGTCCCACAATTTCAAAGAAAGCTGGTTCGCCAGTACCACCAGTGTATCCTGTACCTTCAATTGATCCATCTATTGTTTCTGGTCTATACCAATAGTATCCACCATTATCATGACTGTCACTTCTATACCCCCAACTATTAGCTGAGAGTGTTGGGTTTTTACCATCCGTTCTTTGTTGGTTTCCGTTATTTGCAGAGTGTCTATCGTAGTTTGGTTTGTATAAGTGGAACAGTTTTTGAATATCAAAAATTCCACCATTGATTCCAGCATTTCCATTACCAATGCCATTCAATACCCATTTGTTGCAGTTGTAAGCAACACCATAGTTTTTACCAAATACTTGTCCAGCACATTGTGTGCCATGGTTGGAACTATTGGTTGGTCTGTCAGTATTACTACCGTTACAATATGCTCTTGTGTAAGAGGTACTAATACCAGATACTGTACCAATAGTAGAGAATCCTGCCGATCTTTGAGTAGAATCAGACCACCAAGATCTTGCTGCAGATTCAATAGGAACTGTTGTTCCATCCCAACGTTGTGTTAATAGAGATGGATTGTTATCGAAAAAGGTTGGGTCAATATAATAAGGTGCATCGAGAACAACGTCTAGAACACCACATGTGCCTGGTGTACTAGAGATGCCACTCCATGTTAATGGATTTCCTGTTTGGTATCCTACTGGATCCGTTGAACAGTTGACAAATTCTGGGTGTGCAATAAAGAAACCATCATCATTTACAATGGCGTCTACACCAGTTCCATCACCGAGTTGATAGATATCTCTTTCAAGAATTTGGTGATCAGCTCCCGATCTGGTTCCACCAGCATACTCGGCACCTGTTGCATCCCATGGATTTTCTTTTTGAGTATGTCTTAGGAGTTGATAACCAGTTCTATTAAGATCAGTAGAACCTAAGCTGACCCTGAAACGACTAGGTGTTGCTGGAGCTTCATTAAATGCTCTATAATTTAAAACATTTTTTTGGAATCTAGGTAGTCTCTGTACGTCACAGTTAAGATCATCTGGGTCGGGATGGAAGGTTCCTGCATAAGTATCATAATTTAGATTCACATATTTTACTCTGGGATGATTACGCAGTGCAGCTGCCTCTGCATCATCAAGCATGTAGGATGCTCTCGTATCACTATGTCCACATTCATACTCACATACTTTAGCGCCAGGTGGAATATTGTCTTCCAGTGTCCCATCTTCCAGTAAAACTTTATGGATGTGTTCCCAGTCTTCCTTAGTATAGCACCCAACAAAATATTCTTTTTCACCTGTTCCTTCTGGAACGACTGTAAGGTTAGTCCTATCGAGAACGTTAATTTTTTCTGTGCTAATACTCATTGATCAGATCCCCGCCAGTAAGTTTTTAGTGTAACGACATGTAGTAGTTCCAGATATTCCTGTTTCTGGAGTGAGTTTTACTTCAATAGTTCCCGAGTTATTAGTAGCCGAGAACTCACCAATCAATGTTGGTGAAGACATAATCGCAAACTCTTGATAGAACGCTGTTGTTCCATCATGCATAATCATAAGTTTCTGCATTTGTCTGTATGTTCCCAATCCAACAGTGAATGTGTATTCACCACCAGAGTAAGAAGACGCCGAGAAAGAATCAATCACTTGTGCTGTTCCTGCAATTGCAGTGAACGTTGAAACTCCCGCAAGAGCTCCCGCACTGGTAACAGTAACAACACCTGCAGATACTGGCGATACATCAATGCCTTCTCCGAAGTTAACTGTTGCTGCAACACCAACCAGAACATTATCATCTTTAATCTCAATACCAGATCCAACTGCAGTAACTCCAGTCAGTCCAGAACCATCACCAACAAAACTTGAAGCGGTGATGATACCAGTAGTATTGATGTTTTGAGTGGTACTTCCGAGTCCTACAGTGCCACCTCCACCACTACTAGGTAAGTTGGTTAACTGAGAACCATCAACGGCAGGAAGGATGGAAGGGAATCTTGCATCAGGAATTGTACCTGTGTAGAGATCACTTGCATTTGTCCCACCTTGGAAGATTTGACAAGCAAGAGTGTTTGTGCCTGGATTAAAGGTCAAACCACTATTGTCAACCATCGCTGGTCTGTAGGCATTACCGCCACCAGACTCACCAAGCAACATAACATTGTATGTTGCATTATCATCAACAGATTCTTCAACCCAAAGGTCACCTCGATAACCACCAGTTGCAGAAAGAATACCAGAAACTTGAACGCTTCCGTTTGCTTTAGTTTCTAAACAGGTGGAAGCAGAGACGTTATCTCCATATCTGAGAACTACAGAGTTACCTGTGATGTAAAGTTGACCACTACCTTTATCGGTAATGAAACTATCACCATTATGTTTGATTTCTAAGTCGTTACCATCACCGAAGTTCAGTCCAACGTTATCTGCAAACGATGTTGATGCACCACCGCCACTACCTTGAGTGTCTGTGATTGCGATTGTTGCAACACCACCAGAGAGAGTCGCTGTTACTGCAGCACCAACGAAATTAAGTGTTGCTGCTGTGCCGACATTCGAACCTTCTTCTTGAATGACAACACCAGAACCTGTTGCAGTGACACCAGTCAGTCCAGAACCATCACCAACGAATTGACCAGCAGTAATGATACCAGTTGTATTGATACTGCCGTTTGATCCGATTCCACCACTTACTCCAGTCAGGTTAGAACCATCACCATACAGTGTGGTTGCAGTAAGAACACCAACGACATAGTTGTCTGTGGATGTACCTACAGTTCTATCTGCTGCTCTGTGTACGAGTTCTACCCATGCACCTGCATGAGCAAAGTATAGATTTCCATACTCATGTACATGACCAATCGCACCATGGTAATCAGTTGGACTGGTTACTTGAAGTTGATTGTATGTTGTATAAAGGAATGGGATTTTGTTGTTAGTTGCAGTCGCATCGATCTGCCCGTACATCTTGAGGTTGCCACGGACAGTCAGTTGTTCCTCAGCATTGGTTGTTCCAATACCAACATTGGACATGGTATGAATACCAGTTCCATTCTGTGTCCAAATGTTACTCGCAGCAGGGAGATTTGTAAGACCAGAACCATCACCGAAGAATGTGGATGCAGTTAAGATACCTGAGGTCTGATAGTTACCGTATTGGTCCTCAACGAGCATTCTTCTCCAACCTTGGTATCCACCAACGGTAGTACCATAAGAGACGTATGCTTGTTGTGAGTTGTTTGCGAAGGCAAACATCCCTCTCCATGATGCCGCAGCTGGCATATCAAGAGTAGAGTCAAAGTCAAAACGCATCTTACTGCCTTGACCTGGCATCGTTACGATACCAATCGCAGAGTTGATGTTATCAATTACGATTGAAGGAGTACCTGTCAGGTTAGACGCCACAGTCGCAATGCCTGCGGTGTGGGCGTACCCTGCCATGGTCGAGAGACCCGCAAGTGGTGTGTATGAGGAGAGACCTGCCAGAGGTGCGTAGGACGCCTCTCCTGCGTAGGTGGCGACTCCCGAAGCACCTGAATAGGTAACGATGCCAGCGCGTGTGGCGAAGGTTACAATCCCCGCAGAGACAGCGTAGGTTGCGACTCCTGCATTAGTTGCATAGTCTGTGATTGTAGAGTAACCAGCAACAGGTGAGTAAGTTGCGAAACCTGCAACGTTTGCATATGAAACATAGTCTTCTGCGAAAACCTCTGCGTTTCCACCGAAGACATTACCTACCTTAATTCTATTTGTAAAGTTAATACTTTGTGCAACACCGATCAATACGCCGTCATCTTTTAAGACAACACCTTGACCGATTGCAGTAACACCTGTAAGACCTGATCCGTCTCCTTTGAATGTACCAGTTGCAACACCGACGATATTTACATCACCTTCAATATCCAATGCGGATCTAGGAGCGTCCGTTCCGATGCCGACGTACTTGTTAGTGGTAATACCATTAATACCAGCCTTTGACCAAGTACCGCCTGCACCCGCGTTGGCATCTAGGTTTGTACCGTCTCCAAAAGTGTCATAGATCTCTTGGAAATTGGCGTTTACTTTTACTGCACCAGATGCGAGGGAATCTCCCAGACCATCATTCGGCGTAAATCCAGTGAATATTCCCTGTCTAGCCATTTATTATTCAGTATAAGGGCCCTTCGCTTCTATTTATTGATCTAATAAATAGGTATGAAATCTCTATGTTTTACATGATGACCGACCATCTCTCCGAAGCATATAAGTCGATCTATCAGAGAAAGGACCTTACATCCCCTCCAAAGGATGCTGAAGGTATGACTGGTAAAATGAATCCACAAGGGGAACCGAAGGCTGCCCAGGGTGGAGATCACGCGAACGCGCCCGAATCTATGGTAAGGGGACGATATCGTGCTGCTTATGAGGAGTATAAGGATGATCTGAGAGATCATCACCTCGAAAAATTTACCAAGTGGATGGAAACCATCTCCGAAGGTGGTTATGATATCACGAGATGGGAAAAAGAAGAATTAATTGAGACATATATTAAAGAAAATAATCTCTGGGAATCTAGAGAGATTGTTTTTGAAGCAGTTGAGTCGTTTGATTTGCAGGAGAATCGCCGTGCTGCTCGCGCCGCTGGTGCTTCCAAGGATGACACCAAGAAACAACCTGATCCTTCTAAGGATGGATTCACAGGTATTGGTAACATGAGTATCGATGCGATCAGAAAGATGTCTGCTCGTATCGAGAAAGAAAAGACTAACAAAGAAGAAGTTGAGAACGTAGAAGAACTCTACAAGGGTAAGCACGGTCAGTCTGACAAAGAGTATGCTGACTCTCGTTCTCAAGGTGGTAAGATGATCTCTGGTGACTCTAAGAGATCTGGTGCTGAATACACCCACGGTCGCAGAGTCAAGGCAGCAAATCCTGGTATGCAACCTGATGTAGGTGGTAAGACCAAGCCCAAGTCTCAGGGTAAGATGGATCGTGGCACCCGTGCCGATCTCCAGTATCGTAAGGCAAACCTGAAGAAAGAAGAACTCTCTGATTGGAGAAAGGACATTCTCTCAGAGGAAGGGTACGATCGTATGCGTGATCGCAAACTTGAGATGTATGGTTCTGGATATAGATCCGCAGGTAGCCGTCGTGGTATTGCAAGGTCTGGTGGTACTCAACCCAAACCAATGCCCAAGAAGAAGGACGGCCCTTCCGCTCTGGATATCGTAAAGGGAGATATTGAGAAGAAGTATGGCAAGGGTGCCATCATGGATGTCAAGAAAAAGAAAAAAGATTGACACGCCGCGGTTTGGCGGTTAAACTAACTCTGCTAGGGTTCATGGGACGCTCCTATATACTCTAGAGTTACTTTGATATGACTTGAATGAGAAGAATCAAAATTCCGAATCTGGGAATTCGGAGGGTGTGGAAAAGTGCCCTGAAGAACCAACCTACGATAACCCTTGGCTGTACAATGGTGACATCTTTGAGTCTTGCCACATTGGCGACAGCTACGGTTTTGTCTACAGAATCACGGACACCGAAAGTGGACGTAAATATATTGGGAGAAAGTATTTCTGGCAAAAACGAAAGCCTAGACCTAAGGTGGACGGTAAAAGACGGAGGAGAGTTACAAGTGAAAGTAACTGGAAGAAATACTACGGCAGTTGTCCAGAGCTTACAGAGGCTATTGACTTACGAGGCAAATCCTCTTTTCTAAGAGAGATCATTTCCCTTCACGAGACCCCTGGTAAAGTGAATTATGAAGAAACACGACAACTGTTTCTAAATAATGTGCTTACCGAAGCGCTTGACGACGGGACCCCCGCGTACTATAATTCTAATGTTCTCAGCCGTTACTTCAGGAAGGATTACTTCAATGGAACATGCAGCGACGACAACACCGAATCGTGACTTCGTTGAACAGCTCATTGACAAACTACACCAACTTGCTGAAGAAGATCGTCTAGAGGACGCGAGTGTGTTCTATAGTCAATTCAAAGAGTTTATTGAAGAAGAAGAGGATATATTGGTAGAAGTAGATTAAAATGAGGCCTTCGGGCCTCCTCTCATGTCTCAGTAGCTCAGTGGATTAGAGCAACTGCCTTCTAAGCAGTCGGTCGTAGGTTCGAATCCTACCTGAGACGCCTTGCGGAATTAGTTCAGTGGTAGAACGTCATCCTTCCAAGTTGAATGTCAGCGGTTCGAATCCGCTATTCCGCTCTTTTAGTGCCTTCTTTTCTGAGGAAGAGTTGGACACAGCTAAATCTTTGTTGATGCTTCCTAGATGGGAGTTTGGACATAGAAGTACGATGGATTCTAAACCCTTTTGGGTTATGGAATTAGAAGATGAATTCTTTTATGACATCTTCCTACAAAAGATACGACCGTTACTTACAAAAAAGTATACAGTTGATAGAATATACGCTAATGGAACGACCTACGGGCAACATGGGTCGCTTCATCAAGATAGTCTGAACCCAGACGACAGAACATTTTTAATCTACATGAATGCTGTCAGTGGGACATACTTCGAAGGTTATGGTATCCATACACCAGAAGAAAATTCTGCTCTTATGTTCCCTGGATACATTCCGCATCACTCAATTGGTCCTCCAGAATCCTTTGAGGAACTAAGAGTTACTGTTGCCTACAAATTATTGTGTAAATAGTAATGTGTGTGATCGGTAACACATGGATAAGCTTAAGATCGAACAACAGTACAGATATTATTCTGTCGATGGTAGGAAAATGGCTGTGAAAATGTACTTCGTAAATCATATGCCATTCACTTTTGATCAACTGACTGAATTAGAGGTAAATGATCCGTTAGTAATTGAAGAAGCAGAAAAACGTGAAGACGTACCAGAGAAATGGTTGTATCAGTGCTCTGATTATCTTATTGCAGAAGAGTGCCATCCCTGTCTCTTTGATGTAGAATTGGAAAACCCCCAAGATCTACCACTAGACATAGATAAATGAGTGACGTTCAATACAAAAAACATCGGGTGTTCCGCGAGACTCCTGATGTTATTTTTTATGATATCTCTGTAGAAGATTCAAACGCTTCTGATCTTGTATGTCACGAGGGCCCTGCGATCTCACCTCCAGATGACGTAGTAGGTGCCAAACAATTCTATATACACTACTATCAAATCGATAACAATCGGGTTCTTCAAGGTGAACGAACTTTCGAGTTAGTTAACTTTGAATGGAAGTATCCGTATCATATTGTTTCCCTCACCAGAACCTCTGGTGCTTTAGTCATTCCTGTTGGAACGTATCATCGTTCTATTTCAGGTGAACAGGGATCCATTGTGATTAATCAGGCAATTCGTAAAGAAGGTTTTGACCCAGAATCTGAGTTTCAACCTGTATCTGCCGCACAAGAACCTAAACTTTACAACGTTCTTTTGCACGAAAAACCTGTGGTGCATACACTAGGAGATTAGTTTGGATAAAGTCAAAGCATACAAAGATTTTATTACTGAAGCAGAACGAGACGAACTTAACGAATGGACCCTCTCAAATTATGGGAGGGATATTTTTATGGATCCAAAAATGGATACCAATAAAAAAGAAAGAACCAAACTCACAACTCGTTTTGCTACCCCTCTAGTAATTCCTCAAACAGGACAGGTCATTAGTTCACCTTCTGATTTTGATTATCCTGCAGAGGCATACTGGATTCAAGATAGAATCTTAAGAACTTTTGATATTGAAGAGTATGGCTTTGCACCCGTTGGTCTGGATGGTATAATTACAGAGATAAGCTTTGAAGGAGGAACTGTACACCGACATATAGATCCTGTATGGATGGAAGATACAGTTACAGTACATTTCAACATCATCAGCCGTAAACCAAAAGGTGGCGGAGTCACTATCATAGATGGTGAACCATGGGATGTTGAAGACACTGATCTACTTTCCTACATTGTTTCTGACGCTGAACATGAAGTGGATGAAGTTGTAGGGAAGAAGAATAGAATCCTTTGGGTTTTTGCTTTTATGCTTTCAACAAAAGATGCTAAACGAATTTTCTCTGGAGAGACCGAAGAGGATCTTGGAGAGTCAGTACAATGATGACACTCCTGGCGGACTCATCCGTGCAATCGTAAAGGACTTCCCCCCTTTTCGTACTGCCGCTAAACCAAACGAGTGGGAACAAGGTTATCATTGTGTTATAGATACTCTATGGCACATTGCTAACGAATTTGATCAACTTGAAAAACAAGAAAATCAATGAAGTATTCATCTTATTCTCTGAATAGACTTGAAGAATTTCTTTTAGATGCTCTAAATTTAGAAGAAGTCACTGCAGAAGACATCTACAGTGTATTGATTAAGTCACTTCGCGAACATGAACAGTATCATAGAACTGAATGTGACAAGGCAAAAAGTCTTTTGAAGATGATGAATGGTCATACCGAACCATGGTCACATCCTGATAGTAATCTTGAATTTACTATTGAAGATATGATCAATGAAGATCCCAAGACTTATGGATATGAGTGGACACCCTTGCCATGACAGGGGTTTCCTCATATAATTAACACATATTCCTCTGTAGCTCAGCGGTAGAGCCGACGACTGTTAATCGTCTGGTCCCAGGTTCGAATCCTGGCGGGGGAGCCTTGGGAGATTAACTCAGCGGTAGAGTGGTTGCCTTACAAGCAATAAGTCACTGGTTCGAATCCAGTATTTCCCATCATTTTGATAAATATGAATGAACAGTTTTTCGTAACTTCTCCTGACGATGAGGAGTACCTCAACGCCTGTGCAGAAATAATTCACAATATAGATATTCCCATCACCGAGGAGAGAATGTTTGATCTATTGCAGATCAAGAAACGGTGGGGAAGAGGATCTTTAGAAAGCATCAATCATTGTGGAAGAGTTTCTGATTCTTATTATGACGGAGATGGTTGCTTAGATTTTTATAAATGGAAACAGATCTATGATTTGGGATTCACTACTCACATCACAGATATTCTTGATTTAACTGAAGAACTTAGAGAACTTGATCGTAGACTCTTTGATTTGAAAGGTAGTCGGACAGTTGCTAACTTGTATTTCACAAAGGGTAGCACCAGTCGAAGGGTTAGTTTCCCTCCACACAACCACGACTATCATGTAATTGTGAAACCATTGTACGGATCTTGTTTATGGCAGGTCGGTGAAGAAACAAAAGAGTATGGACCTGGCGATTTGATTATGGTTCCCTATGGAACAGTGCATTGTGTACATGAATCTAAAGAACCTCGACTGTCTCTAACAGTCAACCTAACAGGATAAACATATGGAATATGTAAGGTGTAAAGATTGTAACACCGAATTAGAAATGAATGGTAGATTCTCTTGTTGTGGTTGCCCAAACATGGTAACCGTAAATGGCGACAGGGTTTCTGCTGTAGACTTAGGAAAAGTTGTGTTTAGGAAATCTAAAGATAATGTTAAAAGTGATGGAATCCTCACACAAAGTGACCTAAAATACCAAGACGAACGCCGTAAAAGGAAAGTTCGAAAATTAAACTTTGAGGTACGCTGATGATCAATCTCCACCAAAGGTACAACCATTACCTTCACACATCAAAACTCTTGAATGATCATGATGTAAATGAAAGGATTATAGCCTATGGTTGGACCGATGATGGAAAGTCCATCACAGGGTTCTATGTATTGACAGAAACAAAAAGACTGTTGTATACTACTAAGGGCGAACTCAAATCTATTGAGGATCGCGTCGAAGATAAGTGTGCCGCATAGAGCATATATAAGATAGTTTGAAGTTAATTTTAGATTACTAATGGATTACGCACCACCCAGATCAGATATTCGTACTGTTCCGAAAACCCTTTCGTGGCAGTATCGTGAGGATGGAGAATTTGTAACTAAGACTGCTGAAGATCTTTTTGCAGGAAAGCGAGTTGTAGTCTTTGCAATCCCAGGAGCCTTCACACCAACCTGTACCTCCAAGCATTTGCCTGGATATGAAAAACTTTTTGCAAAGTTGAAAAAGGCTGGTAAACTAGACGCAATCTATTGTCTCAGCGTAAACGATGCATTTGTAATGGATGCATGGTTTAAAGACTTGAAGATTAAGAAGATTAAACACATCCCAGATGGAGCCCTAGAATTTACTAACTGGGCAGACATGCGTATCAATAAGAACTACATTGGTTTCGGTGATAGAAGCTGGAGATATTCTGTAGTAATTGACGATATGATTACAACTGCATGGTTTAAAGAACCTTCTGGTGCGTCGGATGATCCTTTCAAAGAATCATCTGCCGAAAGAATGTTAGAGTACCTCTCAACTTAAGGAGAATTCCATAATGGTCCACATCGTACACTTTGCAATGAATGTGGTTCATCACTACCCCGCTCTAGTTGGTTCTATTGCGGGGACCTCTCTTCTAATACCTTTTGCGTATTATATTCACGACTCTAAAAAACACCCAGAGAAATACAAAGAACACTGACGGGGTGTAGCTCAGCTTGGTAGAGCACTCGCTTTGGGAGCGAGTGGCCGTAGGTTCGAATCCTATCACCCCGACTCTTTATTAAATTCTATGCAACAGATTACTTTAGAAGAACTCGATAAGAACTTCGATGAAATTTTTGAAAGGGCTGAAAAAGGAGAGACCTTTCATATTATGTGTCCTGATGGACGAGATGTGATTCTTGCACCGACTGAACTTGTTGATCCTCTTCAAAAGAGGGGAGTGATTGAACCTTATTCTGCTGTTGCGGAAGATGAAAAATTAGACCACGATGACCAAGCCGATTGGGAAGAACTCTACACCAATCACTCAGAGGGGAGTTGACTTCATAAGGGTTATCCCCTATAATTCAACAGTAAACATTCACGGGAAAATGTCCGTCACTACTAAGTTCAAGAAAGAAATCGAAACTCTTCGTCTTGCTGCTACTGGGGAAATTTATTTGGATGTAAAGAACCCTAAATTGTATAAAAAAGTAGTTCGCTATTATCAAAACGAAGGTTATGAATTTTCAGGAGAACCTCTAGATGATTATGAGATCCTTCTTGATTGCCTTGTTCGCGATCTCGAAGGCGTGGAAGTAGCCTAAAACTGAATACAATGGATGTAATTCTCGAACGTTATCCGTACCGTTACGTTCAATGCGGTACTCTTGAAATCAACGGAATGCCAGATTATCGAATTCAAAAGTTCGATGAGTGGACTAGGAGGTACAAAGACATGTATCTTCTTGACAATGGTATTCAACTGGACTATGCTATTGAAGACTTCGAGTACACAAAATGGCTTGATCCAGCTGGCGTTCCTTGTTATGTGAAGGGTGACGTGTACGACATGGAGAGTCGTTAAAAACCCTGGTGGAGCTATGGCGCAATTACATTTACTATTTCCTACCCCTCTATACGAGGCACAACTTCCTTTCAGGCCAAAAGAGTTCTTTGAGATGGTTAACATCTTAGATGAACTTGAATGGAGACAGGATGTTGATCAGTTGGGCAGATCCAATGGATCTGTGACACAAATTAAAAGTGTTTTGGATGTTCCAGGCATGGAAAAAGTCCGAGACATGATTATGAAGGAAGTAGAAGTCTACCTATACGATGTATTGAGTATCGACCGAAATATTCATAAGATACATTGTGTCACCTCTTGGTGTAATAGGTATCAGGATCAGTGTTATGCTGTTAAGCATTGGCATTCTAATGCTTTGTTTAGTGGGGTATTTTATCCCCGTGTAAATGATCCAAATGAGGGTGGGGAAATTCAATTCTTCAGAAGTGGACCCACTTGGAGCACAGATGATTGGGAAATAAACATCTCCGATGTTACTGACATCAATACTTGTGCGAAACAATTCGCACCTGACGAAGGAACGTTGTATCTTTTCCCTTCACATCTGAGCCACATGGTCAATCCGATTAACACAAAATCAGATGGACCTGTAAGATATAGTATTGCATTTAACTTTATGTTAGATGGTGAATTTGGTGAAAAACATTCTACTAAACAATACGCTGATAGATATGGTTACGGGACCAATTATCTACACCTGAAATTTTAGTCACGGAAGGACTCTAACAGCCCTGGTCGGGATGGTCTTACGACCCCTCGGGTTTCCTTATTCCTAAAATAAGGTGGCGAGCAAAAGGATTTTATGGACAAAGAAATAATGGATCTGGAACCTGATTCCGATCTAAATGTGACAATCTCAGATTTCATTGGCATCTACGACAATGTAGTTCCTGAAGATTTTTGTCAGAAAATGATGGAGATTGGTGACACTAGTCACCTTGTTTCTCCTAGACATACTTTTGGTATCCAAGATAGACAACTTGTTTTGGATAGTTCTCATAATGCGGCTGTGGGTGCATTGTATGCAAATGCACTCGAACCATGCCTTTTGAATTATATTTCTGCCTTTCCATATCTTTCTAGTTTTAACTACGTTAGTAGTGCTGCCCTTCTACAAATTACCGAACCTAGAGGTGGCGGTTATCATATGTTCCACGCTGAGAACACTGATTGGAATGTCCATGATAGAGTTCTTGCGTGGATGATTTATTTGAACGATGTTGATGCAGGGGAAACAGAATATTTGTATCAGGGTATCAGAGTGAAACCCAAGGCAGGTAGAGTAGTTATATGGCCTGCAAGTTTTACTCATCTACATAGAGGTAATCCTCCTGCGAGTAGAAAATACATCATCACTGGATGGTGGCAGGGTGTTAATGGACTTCGAGTCACTAATACTGCTGGTTCTCAGGAAGATCCTAAGGTAACTGAGGTTGGTCAGTGAAAATTTTAATCACAGGACATAAAGGTTTTATTGGATCTCATGTCTATGAAACCTTGACTCGTAAAGGACACGAAACTTACGGGCTTGATTTTCCTGATGACATTGGTGAATGGGATAGGTACGAGAAAGTATTCTCACCACCATTTGATTGTGTTGTTCATCTTGCTGCATTTGCTGCACTTAGAGAAAGTATTGATAAACCAGAAGTTTTCTGGAAAAATAATGTAGAAAAAACTAAACCTATCTTTGATTACTGTAGAAGGAACGAAATCAGGCTATTGTATGCCAGTTCTGCAGGAGTTTATGAGTGGTGGAGGAATCCATATGTAATGACCAAGAAGGTCAATGAAGTCATGGCACCACCCAACAGTGTGGGTATGAGGTTCTTTAACGTATGGGCAGAGGAAGGAAGTAGAGATGATATGCTCTATAGAATGTTGCAAGAAGGAACGGCAAGATATCTAACACGACACAAAAGAGATTGGGTTCACGTTGAAGATGTTTGTAGTGCTATTGAAAAATTAATCTATTCAGACTATACTGGTGTAGTAGACGTGGGTACGGGAGTAGCTACATCTGTGTTGGAATTCGCAAATGCTTTGATTGGTGAGAACGAACTTCCTATTCAAGAGTGGACTCCTAAAGAACCAGATATTCTGAAAGCAAACCCAGTTGTACTAAGGGAAATGGGGTGGAATCCCACACCATTTTTAGACAAAATACAGTCTAAATGATATACTAAATAAACTGCTACACTATCCAAACACTTATGGCTGAAAGACAAAAAACTGCACTGGTTCTCGGTGCGGGTGGCTTTATTGGAAGTCACATGGTTAAGAGACTTAAGACCGAAGGTTACTGGGTGCGTGGTGTAGACCTCAAAGAACCTGAGTTTTCTAAGACTGAAGCAGACGAGTTTATCGTCGCTGATCTTAGAGACTATGGAACTGTAAGGAGGTGCATCCGCTTCGCAGGAGTTCTTGGCAATTACTATAATAGTATTGAAGAGAAGTTTACCGAACCTTTTGATGAGATCTATCAGTTTGCTGCTGATATGGGAGGCGCAGGTTTCATCTTTACTGGTGAAAATGATGCTGACATCATGCACAACTCTGCATCTATCAATTTGAATCTTCTCGATTGTGTGCAGAAATATAATGATAGAATGGGTAAGAATACTACGAAGATCTTCTATAGTTCTTCTGCTTGTATGTACCCAGAACATAATCAATTAGATCCTGACAACCCTGATTGCCGTGAATCCTCCGCATATCCCGCCAATCCCGACTCTGAATACGGGTGGGAAAAATTATTCTCCGAGAGACTCTATCTTACTTACTCCCGTAATTACGGTATTCCTGTTAGGGTCGCTCGCTATCACAACATCTTTGGTCCTGAGGGAACCTGGGACGGTGGAAGAGAGAAAGCACCAGCTGCAATCTGCCGCAAAGTCGCTCTCCTCCCGATCACAGGTGGATCAATCGAGGTGTGGGGAGATGGCTTACAGACTCGTTCCTTCCTGTTCATTGATGAATGCATCGAAGCAACTTGGAGGTTGATGCAGTCTGAGTTCCAAGGTCCAGTAAACATTGGATCTGAAGAGATGGTAACCATCAATCAGCTTGTAGAGACTGCTGCAAAAGTCTCTGGCAAAGTGGTACAAAAGAGACATAAACTCGACGCACCACTTGGTGTCCGTGGACGTAATTCCAACAACGACCTTGTTCGTGAGAAACTTGGTTGGGATTATTCTCAAACCCTTGAGGAAGGTATCCGTAAAACCTATGAGTGGATCTCTGCTCAAATTGAATCTCGTAAAACAACTGAAAAGGAACTTGTAAATGTCTAGTGCTACAACTGTAAGAAAGAAAACTATTAAAATTGATAAGGATGCAGTTCGGAAACTTGATGTTTCTGCTCTGGAATCTATTTCTATCAATTCAAATGATTGGCTCTCTGCTGGTCAGAGTGAGTATCGTTTGTATGCTTGGTTGTCCAAACAATTTAATAACACCACTATCCTTGATGTAGGTACTCGTACTGGTGGTTCTGCACTTGCCCTTTCCTACAATGAAAAGAATCAAGTCATTAGTTATGACCTGATGGAACAGGGTGCAAGTCAGATTCAGAAAGATAACATCACTTGGAAGATTCAAGACTTCCGTTCGGATGATACTCTGGATTGGAAGAACATCTCAATCATTATGATTGACGTTGATCCTCATGATGGCGTTCAGGAAGTTGAGATGATGGAATTCCTCAACGAAGTGGGATGGAAAGGTATCATGCTTCTGGATGATATTGGTCCTGGTTGGCCTGAAGTTCAGGACATGTGGGATGAGATTCCTGAAGAGAAACTCGATGTTACTGAGGTCGGTCACATGAGTGGCACTGGTCTGGTAAACTTTGGTGGTAAACATAGCGTTACTTGGAAAGAATGAATATTTTGGTTCTTGGTTCCTCGGGTCAGGTAGGTGCTTACCTGACCGAATACCTTCGCGGTAAGGGACATATGGTGAAAGAGTTTGATAAGAACAATGGTGAGCATGAAGATCTAGGTAAGATTCCCAATCCTTTTCTCGAAAAGTGTATTATGGATTGCGACTTTTGTTTCTTTCTTGCCTTTGATGTTGGTGGTTCTCGGTATCTGAAAAAGTATCAACATACTTTTAATTTTATTGATAACAATGCTCGTTTGATGGCAAATACTTTTGGTTTGCTTTCGAAGTACAAGAAGAAATTTGTATTCGCATCATCTCAGATGAGTAACATGAGTTACTCTCCTTATGGTGTGATGAAACGTGTTGGTGAACTTTATACCAAGTCTCTTGGTGGCAAGATTGTTCACTTCTGGAACGTTTATGGCATTGAGAAAGACATGGATAAAGCCCATGTCATTACCGACTTCATCAAGAAAGGATTTGAAGAGGGTGATATCTCTATGCTGACTGATGGTACAGAACAACGTGAGTTTCTGTATGCGGAAGACTGTTGTGAAGCACTTGAAGCAGTCATGGAAAACTATGAAGAGATTGGACCCGATGACAATCTCCATATCACTTCATTCCAACAGACAACTATCCTAGAAATTGCTGAGATTATTCAGTTCCTGTTCTCTAAATTGGGACATGATGTGAAGATCTCTCCTGCAAATTCTAAGGATGAAGTTCAAAAAGATAAGAGGAACGAAGCTGATACATATATTAACCGATTCTGGAAGGCAAAAACTTCCATTCAGGATGGTATTACTAATGTGTTCAATGACATGAAAGGAGAGTATGTCTGACGTAATGAGGCAGGTCATTGAGGCGGCCAAGAGGTCACCTCAGGGAGTTGATATTCCCTTCCTCGGACCTGATAAAAAGTTTCCGATTAATCTGATTTGTAATGATGATCTAGAACCATCTACTTCAGTTGGTAATAGATCTGTTTATACTCGATGGACAAGAGATGGATCTGGTTTGGTCAATCTCTATGTAAATCATATGGCACTTGAAGCACTTAGGGATCCTACAGATCTTCCTAAGTTTATTTGGCTTCTAGAGTCTAGGGAAATTATTCCTGATCAGTATAAGTTTATTGAAGATAACTATGATTATGTTGCTTCAAAGGTTGATGGTATTTTTACCTGTGACCAAAGACTTACGGAAGAAGTAGGTGAGGATGGTAAGTTTCTTTACTGCATGAGTAATGCTGCTCCGTGGGTAAAGGAAAGAGATGTTTATACAAAGAGTAAACTCGTCTCAATGGTTGCCTCTAACAAAGGATATACCGAAGGTCATCGCCGTAGACTTAGAGTGGTGGAAAAATTCTACCAAGAACGTGGCGGTGATGATCTATTTGGTTGGGGACTCCCCAATGAATTGCCTCTCGATGATAAGGTCGATGCAATAAAAGATTATATGTTCTCCTTTGCAGTAGAGAACGCAAACTATCCAACTTACTTTACTGAGAAGTTGACAGATTGTTTTGCGTGTGGAACCATTCCAGTGTATTATGGCACTGCGGGGGTTGCACAATATTTTAATCATGAAGGTATTATCTTTCTTGATCAGAACCAACCTTGGGAAAATATTCCTTGGGATAAGTTAACTCCAGAATACTATGAATCCAAGAAAGATGTGATTCAAGAGAACTTTATGATTGCTCTTAACATGAGAGTTGCAGAAGATTATATGTACAAAAATTATTTTGTACAACTAGACCCACTTAGAAACCAGAGAATCGATCCACTAGGAGCTTAAAATGAGTAACACTGAATTTATTGATGTGACTGCACAGGCAGTAAAGAATGATCGTAGTGGTTGGGAAGCAGAAGATCAAATCGCTGAGGAGTATCTTGCTGCATGTGTTGAAGCAGTAGAATCTGATGAGGCATTTAGAAAGTTTAAAGCTAATCCCAAGTACACTACTATCCTTGAACATGTTCTGAAGGAACAGGGAGCCAACTATCTCAGTATGGCTGCTGATATGAGTGAGAAAGACTTGTTCGATAACATCGAAAAGTTTAAGGAGAATGATAGTGTAGGTGAACCAAATCTACAACTGTATTCTGAGATTGGTTGGATGTCTCCTACCACTGCCAGATACATTAAGAACACCTTTGAGATTGCATTCCTTGTAGGGGATATTCCTCTTAAAAGAATTGTAGAAGTTGGTGGCGGATACGGTGGACTGTGCAAAGTTATTAGTTCTGTATGTGAGTTTGATGAGTACATTCTGATTGACCTTCCAGAGGTCAGTGCTTTGCAAAGAAAGTACATCGATCAGTTCCCAGATATCAAAGATAAGGTAAAATGTATTCCATGCACTGAGTATGAAGAGATCAAAGACATCGATCTTTTCATCAGCAACTATGCGTTGTCCGAGTGTAGTTTACCTGTACAAATGGATTACTATGATAAGTTGGTTGCAAATGCTAATTTTGCTTACATTATCTACAACCTTGTCAACTTTAATGATTTCCACTATAATGACTTCATAGACAAGATCAGAGAAGAATACACCTTTGATGTTGGCAAAGATTATGAAAACACCGTTATTCTAGCAACAAGAAAGTTCCCCAATGAATCGAATTCCTGATTACATTACACTCACCTGCGATATCGTTGCGTGGATGTGCAAATATTGTAATGACAATAAAATTGAATCACTTGTAGTTGGTGTGTCTGGTGGAATTGATTCTGCCGTATCATCAACTCTTGCAGCAAAGACTGGTCTACCAACTTATGTTGTGGGTATGCCGATCAAACAGAATGATGCACAAGAAACTCTTTCTGATGCACACATGTATTGGTTAGAAAAGAACTATAAAAATGTGACAGTTCTGAAAGCAGACTTGTCTGATGTTTTTGGTAAGTTTACTGAGACCATTGGTAAGGAATGTGGTATGGAATATGTTGTCAATAAGATGGCATGTGCAAACACTCGTTCTAGACTTCGTATGGTAACTCTCTATCAGATTGCTGCATCTGTAAATGGCATTGTAGTTGGTACTGGTAATAAGGTAGAAGATTATGGAGTCGGTTTTTATACTAAGTACGGTGACGGTGGCGTTGACATTGCTCCGATTGCCGATCTTTACAAAACAGAGGTCCGAGAACTGGGAAGAGCCTTTGGAGTAATCTCTGAGATTATTGATGCAAAACCCACGGATGGTCTGTGGGATGATGGACGTACTGACGAGGACCAGATCGGTGCATCCTATGAAGATTTAGAATATGCCATGGAACATGGTACTGGTCCTGCAGTTAGGGTCCTTCATGACTTCCACTGCAAGAACAAACATAAAATGAATCCTATCCCTACATACAAACTTGAGGTAAAAAAAGAATGCGTATCGGCGTAATCGGTGCGGGTAGACTTGGCATCTGTTTTGCACTACTGTGTGAAGAGTCTGGTCACAGTCTATTGGTATCCGATGTGGTATCTAAGTATGTTGAACAGATCAATAACAAGGAGATTTTCAGCAACGAACCAGAGGTAGAAGAACTTCTGATGCGTTCTGAAAATCTTCGTGCTACAACTAACAATCAAGATGTAATCAGAAACTCTGATATCATCTTCACATTTGTTCCTACGCCATCTCTTGAGGATGGTAGTTATGATTCTACATATGTGGATCAAGTTGTTGAAGATCTAATTAAAGCACCATCTCTTGATAATAAGATCTTTGTTATTGGATGTACTACAAATCCAGGATATTCAGATGAAGTAGAAAAACGTCTTGAAGGTCGTGGAATTAATGTATATTATAATCCAGAGTTTATTGCTCAGGGATCTATTATCAAAGACATGAGAACCGCAGATATGATTCTCTGCGGCGGTGAGTATGGAGAAAACTATCGACGTGGATTTGAATTAATCGAAGGGATCTTTGACGACATTCAAGATACTCCTGTTAAGTTTCATAGAATGTCTCGCACTGCTGCTGAGATTACTAAAATTGGAGTCAACTGTTTCCTTACTTACAAGATCAGTTATGCCAATATGATGGGTCAGATTTTGTACAATTCTGGATGTGGTTCAGAGATTGATAGTATCCTTCAAGCTGTAGGAGATGACTCTAGAGTCGGTTCTAAATACTTGCGTTACGGATTGGGCTTCGGTGGTCCATGTTTGCCTCGTGACAATAGGGCATTAGGACACTATGCTGATCAAGTTGGTCTTAAGTATAGTCTTCCTCAAGTAACAGACGATTTCAATGATGCACATGCAGATTTTATCTGCAATTATTGTATCGAAAAGAACGTAGATAATCTGCCTTTCTTCATCGAAAGTATCTCTTATAAGATTGGCACTGATATGGTAGTTGAGAGTCCTAGATTCCGACTGGTAACCGACCTCCTTGAAAAGGGATATAAGGTTTACGTTCAAGAAATCGACGATGTGAAACAACGATATGAAGATGAGTTGTGTGATAAGTATGGTGATGACAATCTTATCTTTGTAAACAATCCATCTGAAGTTTATGAAACCGTGTGGAGGATTGATCTTTGACTATTAGTTATAATAGACTTGGTAGTAATGGCAGACTGGGTAATCAAATGTTCCAGTATGCCTCCCTTAGGGGTATTGCTGCCTACAATGGTTACCATTGGCAAATTCCATCCGATGATGTAGATCATAAGGACAACTACGGTCTTTTTGAGACCTTTGAAATGGTTAACTGTAAACCAGATAACCTTGGTATTTGTAACGCTAGAAGTGTTACGGAATCCAACCACAACTTTGACGAAGCGTTGTTCAACACCAAGGATGGTGTTAATATTGATGCGTATCTCCAAACGGAGAAATACTTCAGACACATCGCCGATCAGATCCGTGAAGACTTCACCTTCAGATCAGATTTTCTCGATCCTTGTAAAGATATTATTAGTAGCCTGGATAGGCCTCCTATTTTCTTGCATATTCGCCAATCTGACAACATCGGAAGGGAGGAGTACCATCCCATCCTCCCGATACGATATTTTCAGGATTCGCTCTCACACTTCCCAGTAGATACACCTTGCTTTGTATTCACTGATGACATTGAGTGGTGTAAGAATGAACCCTTCTTTGATGATGATCGCTTCATGTTTAACGAAGGGAACGAGAGATACACATATAAAACTATTGATGGTACTGGAAAGATGCAGAACACACTTCTACCTCAGGTAGATCTGTGTTTGATGTCTCTATGTTCTGGTGGCATTATCGCCAACTCTTCATTCTCATGGTGGGGTGCTTGGTTGCAGAAAGATCGTGGAAAGATTATTGCACCTGATCCTAAGAAATGGTTTGGTACTGCAATGTCAAATCTAGACACATCTGACATTGTGCCCGAGAGATGGGTGATTCAAGATTGGAGTAAATAATGGCTATTTCATTTCAAGGACTTGGTAACGAGGGTAGACTCGGTAACCAAATGTTCCAGTATGCTTTCTTAAGAGGACTTGCACATAACCGCAAGTTTGATTGGTACATTCCTGGACCTGATGCTGACAGACTTGATAACTATGGTTTGTTTGAGGCATTTAACCTAACGAATTGTAAGATCGGTCAGAACACTAGTGAGAAGTTTCTTCCCAATAGAGTTGAGTATCGTGACATGCATTTCAATGAGAAGATCTTCAATGAATGTGAGGATAATACGAACTTCTCAGGTAATTTTCAAACAGAAAAATACTTTGAAGCCATCTCTGATAGTATTAGAGATGATTTCACTTTTCGTAACTGCTATCTTGAACCCTGTAAAGAGTTTATTGATAGTCTTGGAGGACGTGATAAGTGCATCTTCCTTCATGTTCGCCGTGGAAGCCCTGGTTTGACAGGTCGCCGTGGTGAAAAGTGGTCTTACCAGATGGTACAAGAGTATCATCCTCTGTGTAAGGCTGAATACTACAAAGAAGCCTTGACGCATTTCCCACTTGCGGATCTAAATGTGATTGTGGTTTCTGACTTGATCGACTGGTGCAAAAAACAAGATTGGCTTCAAGGCGATAACTTCCACTTCTCCGATTCTTCTTATGAAGTATTTGGAGATGGCGCGTCTGTACCTTACATCGACTTATGTTTGATGTCTCTCTGTAGTGGTGGTATAATTGCTAATAGTTCGCTGTCTTGGTGGGGTGCATGGCTCATTCGTGATCCAAAAAATCCTATCATTGCACCCGATCCTTGGTTTGGTCCTGCCTACGCTCATTATGATATGAAGGATATGATCCCTTCTAGATGGGTGAAACTGCACAATGACCCATCGCCTGTAACACCTGAACAATGAAAGACGTAACATTTCTACTGCCATGTAGAATTGAAACTGAAGATAGACTTCGCAATGTCATTACTTCTGTATCATATCTACTGAAGAACTTTCCTGAATCGAAAGTAATGATTCAAGAAGAGGATACTAAATCCGTCTTCAAAGAATATGCTTTCCCTAGAATTGAAAAGTATGTCGGTGACACTGACAATCTGATTCATATCTTTGAGGAGAGTGATGAAAAACTATTCCACAAGACTAGGATCTTGAATGATCTTTGTTGTGCAGCAGAGACTCCTATCATCTATAATCATGATGTGGATGTTGTTTTGCCTAAGAATAGTTACGAACTTGCACACCACTCTATTGTTAAAGAAGGATCACATGCTGTGTATCCTTTTGGATGTGGTATCTATCAATGGGCCGTTACATATTCTGATGAACTCTTAGATAAATTTCTTTCATCTCACGATGGAAATGATTTTGATCTAGGAGTTCTCAAGGATAGTAAACAACGCATCCCATCCTCTATTGGGTGGGGACAAATGATTCAAAAGGCTGTAGAAGTATCCATGGGAATGTGGAACGAAGAGTTCCTATCTTGGGGTGCTGAAGACTGTGAGTTTTATTATCGATTGAATCTTTTTGGCTTTAAAGTTGGAAGGGTTGTTGATGATATCTACCACTTCGAACATGGTAGAACATTTAACTCTCATTACCACAATCCAAAGTTCCAAGATAATGATAAACTTTGGCAGTGGATTAGAAATCAAGACCGCGATACACTCGCTGGTTATTATTCGAATTTGCATTATCTTAAAGTCAGGGGAGAACAGTTGAATGCTAGCCTTTAATCAAATCGGGAACTTGGGCCGACTCGGTAACCAGATGTTCCAATATGCAGCGGTTAGAGGTATCGCTGCAATGCGTGGGTATGAGTTTTGTATTCCACCTGATGATGTTAAACGTGTTGATAACTACAGTTTGTATCGTGCCTTCACGTTAGAATCAGTAGGACAAAGAAATCAATTCGTTCTGGATCGTGGCCATGCCCCTGTAGTAATGGAAAAACATTTCCATTTTGATGAAGAACTACATAGAATGTGTCCCAACGATGTAAGTCTGTTTGGTTTCTTCCAGACCGAAAAGTATTTTGCAAACATCAAAGACGAGATTGCTAGAGACTTTACGTTCCATGATTCCATCAGTGCTCCTGTCAAGGAGCTTATGGATTCGATGGATTCGCCACCTATCTTTCTTCACGTTCGTCGCGGTGATCCTAACCTCGTCGATGCTAGGGGATTTAAGTGGTCGTACACGCAATGCTCGTCGCAACATCCACCACAACCGTTGGCCTATTACGAGGAAGCTCTGAAAGAGTTTCCTGAGGATCAACCAGTAATCATCTGTTCAGACTCCCCTGAGTGGGTTAAGGAACAAGAGTTCTTTGCTGATGATAGGTTCCTTGTATCAGAACCAACAGATAAGTATTCTGATGGTTCATGGGAACCCTTTGTAGACCTCTGTATCATGAGTATGTGCAGCGGTGCTATCATTGCTAACTCTTCCCTCTCTTGGTGGGGTGCCTGGTTGCAGAGAGGACGCGGTAAAGTCGTCGCACCTAAGATGTGGTTTGGTCCTGATTACAAGGACAAGGACACCAAAGACTTATATTGTGAAGGATGGATTACAATCTAATGGATAAAAACAAATCAGCATATAAACTAAAAGGTTTTGGTCCTGTCTATGTGATCAACCTTGATGGTCAACCAGAACGTTGGCAATGGATGCAGGAACAACTTGATTATTGGCAAGTTGAAAACTATACTCGCGTCTCTGCTTATGATGGTAGACCCGAAACTGGTGAAGATTTGAGTGAGATCGTGAAGGGACGTTACCCTGCCGATATGTCAGCAGGAGAGATTGGATGCGTTACCAGTCACCTCAAAGCCATTAAACAGTTTTATTATGAAACTGATGAACCATATGCAATCATTATGGAAGATGATTGTGATATTAGTATTGCCAAATACTGGACCTTTACTTGGAGACAGTTCATCTCTAGAGTTCCTTATGATTGGGACACAGTTCAGGTCGCCATTATTTGCCCAGGAGAACTGCATGTAAACATTCATCGCAGATTCATTAACGATTTCTCCACGGCATGTTATGTTATTACCCGTCACCACGCCAAGAAACTGATTGACTTGCATTGCCGAGGAGACCAGTACAAACTTGACAACGGTGTCAAACCCCGACCAGTTGCGGATGATCTCATCTATAACTCAGGTGCCTCATACGCTTGCCCCATTTTCTTGTACAAGATAGAATTGGGATCGTCAATTCATCCAGAACATATCGAAATCTTCCACAGAGGAAGCCATAATGGACTTCGTAATCTTTGGGAGACTCGGGGATCTGATATCACAATCGATATGATTAGTGAGTTTGATCCTTATCTGGGTCGAGTTGCTGGTAGGGATAACCCTAATCAACAGTCTAGTCAACAAAGGGCAGGTGTCGAAGAACTCTCTTCTCCAGCTGTGGGTTGACAAAAGACCAAGATTAAGGTAGTATAAATATTCTGAACTGTTACTACATGTAACAGTTTACAACAAACGCGACATGTCGAGTCGCTATCATCTGTGGGTATAAAACTCCACAAGTAAAAAAAAGAGGTATTTTCAAATGTTCAAAACTGCAATCGCAACTCTCGCCGCAGCTGCTGCTGTAGCTGCCCCGTCTGCTGCCCTTGCTGGCCCTTACGTCAACGTAGAAGCCAATGCATCCTGGACTGGGGATAATTACACAGGCGCAACTACAGATTTCCACGTTGGCTACGAGGGAGAACTCGGTGCTAGTTCTTGGTATGTTCAAGGTGGCCCTGCTATCGTCGCTGCTGACGGTGCAGAAAACAGTGGTCGCTTCTCTGGTAAGGCTGGTCTTGGAATCCCTGTCTCTGAGGCAGTTGGAGTCTACGGTGAGCTTTCTTTCCTGACTGCTGAAGACGAGTTCATGGACGATCTTGCCCTTGGTGGTAAGTTGGGCGTTAAGTATAATTTCTGATTTAATAATAGACACATAAACATCTAGGTGTTATGATGGGGGTGCGACGGCACCCCTTTTTTCATGCCTAAAATTACTGGGATAATTTTTCATCCATTGACGGTATTGAACTTGTGTCTTTTCGGATCCCTTGGTGTGATTGAACTTATACATATTCATGCCCATCACAAAATGGATATGGATGTCCATTCACATGTTCGTCAGTTCTGTAAAAAGAATGCAGATACTTGTGAGGGATATATTTCTGAGGATGATTATTGAATGAATGTAATTGGATTATACGGAGCATTAGGTTGGGACAGTCATTGTGATGAAGACTGGGTACATGACTCAGGAGTCACTCTTTTCTGTAACGGCAATCATGTATGCAGTATCCAAGAAGAACGCTTAACTGGATATAAGTATGATGGAAATTTTCCATACAAATCTATTGAGTATTGTCTGTCTGCTGCAGGATTAACATCGGATGATATTGATGTTGTAGTTGTACCAGAACCAGGCAATAAACGATACTTTATGGACCTTGATGGTTCAGTGAACACGGTTAAACATAATTTTCCTAAGTCCGATGTAAAATTCATCTCACATCATCAGGCACATGCATACTCTGCAATGTACTCTACTGATGTGAACGATGGATCTTTTTTAATTATTGATGGCGGAGGAAGTTATGGTGTTATTGGTGGTCAACAACTCTATACCGAGACAGTAACTTTCGGATACTTTAATAAGAAGGAAAGAATGTATCGCCAGTTTGATATTGGTGGTAAGTTTGGATTGTATTATCAAAGTTGGGCTCATCGAATTTATTGTGATAAAACTAAGAAGGATCTTTCTCCTATAGATCATAAACATTGTGAGTCCTGGGCAGGCAAAGTAATGGGACTTGCCGCATATGGAATGGTACATGATCTGTCTGATGACTATGAGATTTGTACCAGAGGATTTCCTCGATTAGAATTTAAGACACCACCTATAGGAAGGTATCGTTACTTTAACCCACAAGATAGAGCTGCATGGTTGCAGTATAACTTTGAAAACTCTGTGGTGGACTACCTGAGTGCATTGGAAACAAAAGGATACTTGACTAAACATGTGTGCCTTAGTGGAGGTATCTTTCTCAATATCTGTTTGAACACACGCATCAAAAGAGAATTCCCCAATCATACATTTACATTTACTCCTTTCCCTGGAGATTGTGGATTGAGTTATGGTGCTGCAGCATGGGGATGTGATGATGTAACTGTCCCAGATAATCTTGCCTTCCTTGGTAAAGAATACACGGAACCTGTTGCTGAAGATACTATCAAAGAAGTTGCAGAGTTATTGAATCAGGGGAAGATTGTTGCCTGGTTCCAAGGTAGGTCTGAGTTTGGTCCTAGAGCATTGGGATCTAGATCTATTCTTATGAGTCCTTGTGCTGCAAAGAATAAAAAGATTTTAAACGAACGAGTTAAACACAGGGAACCATGGAGACCTTTTGCTGGTGTCATTTTGCGGGATCATCTGGATGACTTTGTTGAAGAGGGTGTGGATAACCCATATATGTTATTCTCTCAGTTTGTTAGACATGACAGACGACGTATGATCCCTGCGATTACGCATGAGGATGGCACATGTAGACTGCAGACAGTTAGTGATGGACCTCTCGCTCAGTTGTTACAGGAGATGTGGAATCTATGTGGAGTGCCTGTACTATTAAACACTTCATTTAATGATAATGGTATGCCAATTGTGGAGACTCCTGAAGATGCTGTAAAGGCTTATATGTCTATGGATATTGATGCCTTAGTCCTAGGAAATGAGTTGATTTACTAACAATTCACACTAGTGAAAATACCTAGATATAATAGGATTATTCCTAAGAGGCCCTGCTTATGCAACGCTTCAACGAGATCACATTAAACATCACAGTCGCAATCATTGATTTCTTATACAGAGGGAGGGATTATCAACGTTTTTGGGTACTAGAGGAGATTGCTCGGGCACCATACTTTGCATTCTTAAGTGTGTTGCACTTGAGAGAATCTATGGGTTTACGAGGTCCAGAACACATCTATCTGATGGAGGAACATTTTGCTCAGACTCTTAACGAAACAGAACATCTGGAATACATGGAAAGTAGGGGTGGCAATTCTTATTGGATTGATCGCTTTTTCGCCCGACACCTTGTACTTATCTACTATTGGGTCAATGTGGTTTATTATTGGGTGGCTCCTCGCGCTGCTTACCATCTCTCCTACGAAGTAGAGATCCATGCAGCAGAGACTTATGCAAAGTATCTTGCTTTGAATGGTCCTGATGAAAAAATCCTTGAGATCTTGAACGATGAACTGGAACATTCAAGAGAACTACATAGTGCAATTGAGATGATCAAATGAGTGTATTGTTTGCATTTGCGTTTATTCTATTGTTAGTTTCTGGAATGCAGTTAACATGGCCAGGTAGATACCGAGGATAAAATGGATGACAAAGAAAAGGAGAAACAAAAAAGAATAGATCAGATAAGAAAACAGATTCATCCTCACGATGATGAACCTGATCCCACAGCATACATGGGGAACTATAACTTTCCTCAGATGTTATTTGCATTTTGCCTTGGTTTTTGTACAATGTTTGTATTAGCAGTGGACGAGATTAATAGTTTCAAGGGGTGTCCACTCCCCGAATATTTCCAAAGAGAAGTCAAAGGATGAAAGTAATTCTTTTATACATTCTAAGTTTTGCCAATTTTTGGTGGTTACCACTTGCAGGAATCTTTCTTGTATCTCTGGTCATTGAACAAGTTGTTCTACGATCTGAGACTGCCTCAGATAATGCCAAGATTGGTGCCATGCGATTTAGAAGGTTCGCATTTCAACAAAACATGTTCATCAATATCGTATGGTTGATCTGTTATACGATTTTGAGTCTTATGTTTGCTCAACAGGCTCCATGGGATCCTTTGAGTGGTGATGGTATTCAGTGGCGTAATTGATGGATAATTGCATAGTAATTTTCGGTGCGACAGGAGATCTCTGTCGCCGTAAACTAATACCTTCTTTGTATGAACTCTGGTTGAGGAAACTTCTCCCCAGAAACTTTAAAATTATTGGTGCATCTCGAACTGTTCTCAAGAGATATGAATGGTTTGAGAAGATTGGGGAGTACCCGAAGGCATTTCAAGACTTGATGGACTATAAACCCGTCAATCTCAGTAGACCTGAGTCTTTAGGTGTTCTTAAATTTGATTGCAATACCACATACTTTCTTTCTGTACCACCAGAAAAGTATGCAGATGGAATTAAACATTTGAAGTTGGCTGGATGTCTAGATGACATTGATAAGTCTAGGGTGGTTATTGAGAAACCATTTGGACATGACTTGAAATCTGCTGAGAATCTTCAGCAGGTAGTGTCTGAACATCTCCGTGAGAAACAGGTCTATCGTATTGATCATTATCTTGGCAAAGATACGGTCAATAATATACTTGCTACGAGATTCTCTAATACATTATTGGAACCTCTCTGGAACAGAAACTATGTGAGTGAGGTGCAGATCTTTGCTACCGAGACTATCGGATGTGAAGGTAGATCTCAATACTATGAAGGTGCTGGTGCAGTCCGTGATATGTTGCAGAATCATATGCTGCAAATACTTTCGTTGATTGCAATGGAACCACCTTGCAGAAATAGTGCAAGAGAAATTCGTAGAGAGAAAGTTAAAGTTCTTGCTGCTGCCAGACTTGGTGAAAAACTTACCTCTGGTCAGTATGTTGGGTACAGAGAAGAAGAAGGTGTTAAAGAGTCGTCACAGACTGCCACATACAGTGCTGGCGATATCTACATAGATAATTGGAGATGGAAGGGTGTTCCCTTCTACTTCTTGACAGGTAAGAAGATGCCTATGAGATGTGCTGAGGTTGTTATTAAATTGAAACAACCACCATTGCATCTATTTCAAGGACATGATTACGAAGATAAAATTTATATTCGTATTCAACCAAATCCTTCACTCAATATTAGTATCGATATTAAATCGCCTGGTCTTGAGGACAAGGTACAAACGGCAGTCCTGTCGCATCAGTATCCGACAGAGAATGCAAGTGATGGTTATGTCAAATTATTATATGACGCCATCCATGGAGATCAATCACACTTTGTTCACTCCGAAGAGGTTTTAGAATCTTGGAGGATTGTAGATGATCTTCTATGCCAGGGAGAGGCATGTAGAATAGACACGAAACCGTCCCCATACTTCTCAGGTGAGTGGGGACCAAAAGGGCATCAGTCAATTACAAAATGGGATTATCCAGGAGCTTAAAATGAGAGTCGGTATCATCGGACTAGGGAGAATGGGCGAGGGCATGTCTCGCCGCATGATGAAAGAAGGTATTGAAGTTTGGGGTTATCGCCGCAACTACCAAAAGGCCCAAGAGGCATATGAAAAGGGTTATGTTAGTGGAGTTACCACTGACATTCCATTACTTGTACAGGAGGTAAAGAAGGGAGGACTGGAGAATGGTATTTTTCAGTTGGTTGTCCCTGCAGAAAACGTAGAGGAGACAATCAATGAGTTACTACCATTACTTAGCAGTGGAGATATTATTATTGATCATGGCAATTCCAATTTTAAAGACAGTAGACGCAGGGCAAAATTCTTGGAAAACTTGGGTATCCAATTTATTGACTGCGGTACTAGCGGTGGTGTGTTTGGTTTGGAGCGTGGATACTGTCTTATGGTTGGTGGTTCAAGTGTGGCAGTATCTGTTTGTGCCCCCATTTTCAGGGCTCTTTCACCTGGCATGGGTGCAGCACCCAGAACAGATCCATACACAACATCAACTAGTGCAGAATTTGGTTGGTTACATTGTGGACCACCAGGCGCAGGTCACTTCGTAAAGATGGTCCATAACGGAGTTGAATATGGAATCATGCAAGCTTATGCGGAAGGTTTTAACCTACTTCATGAGGCAAATGCAGGAAGAAGTTATGTGGTGGAAGGCGATGCCGAGGTCGCTCCCATGGAACACCCCGAAGATTATCAGTACGACATTGATACTACTGAGGTTGCTGAGCTTTGGCGTCGTGGTTCTGTTGTTGGTAGCTGGTTACTTGACCTTACCGCTGATGTATTACGCCACGATCATGACGATCTCAACAAGTTTGACGGGGGTGTCAGCGATAGTGGTGAAGGTCGTTGGACTCTTCATGCTGCTGTGGACCTCGGCGTGCCCACTCCTGTTATATCTGCTGCTCTCTTTGAACGATTTAATTCGAGAAAGTTAGGAAGATATGCAAACAAAATCTTGAATGGTATGCGTTACATGTTTGGTGGACATGATGTCCGATAAGTGATAGGATAGAACCAAATGAAAAATAGTTACATGAATCCTATTTCCTATGTACAAAACACTCGTGTTGTGTACTCAAAGTGGCTACAGAAAAATGTAAAAGAAGTGGAGGTTCAATTCAAAGATGAGGAACCTGCATGGATTCCATATGAAACATTGCTCGCGATTGAAGAGAGACTGAATGCATGAAGTTCACATATGTGAAGGATAATGTTTTAACACCAAAAGAGTGTGAACGATTAATAAAATTGTTTCACATTAATCATGGTGAATTTACCCCTGGGGTAACTCAGGGGTCTTATGATGCTAACAAGGCATGGAAAGATTCTACTGATTGGTGTAAGTCTTTCAATACTGAAGATGCTTGTGATCTAATACTTAAAGAAAAACTTATCGAACTTACAGATGAGTACATTGAACAACACCCTGGTGTCGCCAATGTTAGTGATGAGTGGAGTCTAGATCATAAGTACAACATCCAGATGTATCAACCTGGCGGTGGATTCAAAGGATGGCATTGTGAACAAGGTGGGTGGGAGGATTATCCCGATTCAGTATCAGGAACTAATAGGATTCTGGTATGGATGATTTATTTGAATGACGTTCCTGATGGGGGAACTATGTTTTTAGAACAAGAAACTATTATTGAAGCAATTGCAGGACGTGCAGTTATTTGGCCTGCATACTGGACACATACACACAAGAGTCAAATTTCCGAAACACAGAAGAAGTACATCGCAACTGGATGGTACAAATTCGATTTGCCTTCTATCACTAACTAACCATGACCACAACTAATAAGAATGAACTCCTAGAAAGTATTGGACAACATATCTTTTATACTCTAGGAAAACGTGTCGATACTGCAAGTGCATATGATTTTTATATGGCACTCTGTTATGCAGTAAGGGATCGGATGATGGATCTTCATCTGAATCAGTTAGACAAGTCTGAGAATACAAAACAAGTTGCATACTTGTCCGCAGAATTTTTGATTGGACCACAGTTAGGAAATAATCTTGTCAACCTTGGTATTCAAGAGGAAGCCAGACAAGCATTAGAACAGTATGATCTTACCCTTGAGGAGGTTCTAGAGAAGTCAGAGGAACCTGGACTGGGTAATGGAGGTCTTGGTCGTCTGGCTGCATGTTATATGGAGTCTCTATCGACTCTAGAAGTACCTGCTATTGGATACGGTATTAGATATAAATTTGGTATCTTTAAACAGGTCATTTCTGATAATCAACAGTATGAGGTTACTGATAACTGGTTGCATGGTGGATGGCCTTGGGAACTTGCCTACCCTGCTGACACTCGTACAGTTGGATTCGGTGGTAAGGTAGAACACTATACTTCATCCACTGATGGCACATATAAAAGTCGTTGGGTTCCCTCTCAGATTGTTGAGGGTGTTCCTTATGATGTTCTTCAGGTGGGATATAAAAACGGGTGTAATAAGTTAAGACTCTGGAGAGCTGATGCTAAAGATATATTTGACTTTGGTGCTTTCAATCAGGGAGACTATCTTGGATCTGTAGAAGAGAGTGTTCGTTCTGAGACTATCTCTAAGGTTCTGTACCCTAACGATGGAACAGATGCAGGACGCCAGTTGAGACTGAAACAACAATTCTTCTTTGTGAGTTGTTCTATTCAGGACATGTTGATGTCTCTTATCAAGAGGGGTGTTCCTGTAACTGATTTTGCAGACTACTATACACTGCAACTCAATGATACTCATCCATCTATTGCTGTCGCAGAGTTGATGAGACTGTTGATTGATGAACATCAGTTGGACTGGGATACAGCATGGAGTGTTACAAGTAAGTCGATTGCATATACCAACCATACACTCCTGCCTGAGGCGTTAGAGAAGTGGGACGTTAGTATGTTCGAAGAACTCCTGCCTCGTCACCTAGAGATCATCTACGAGATCAATGAGAGGTTCCTACAGGTAGTTAGATTGAAGTATCCTGGCGATTCTGAGATGCTTTCTAAACTCTCTATCATCTGTGAAGATGGTAACAAGTCTGTACGAATGGCTCACCTTGCAACTGTTGGATCTCACCATGTGAATGGTGTTGCAGTTCTCCACTCTGAGTTGGTCAAGAGTCAGTTGATGCCAGAGTTCTATGATTTGTGGCCACACAAGTTCGAGAACGTTAC